GGACGAAGACTACTTCCTGCGAAGGCAAACGCTTTATGCGTGGATCCTTGACCAGCGGCAGAAAAAGCGCCGCAAGTGCCAGGCGGTAGAACTTCCCCCCGAGGGAATCCCGTTGCCTGAAACACGGTGCCGGGTGGTTTCCGATGCCGGGCAAAAGTGGTTTGAATTCATGTGGCTTTCGCCCGAGCCGGTGACCGGCAACGCTGCGGCCGGGTGGACCGACCTCGGCTACTACTGCCAACTCCGGGTGGACTACAGCAACGACCTGGTGAATTGGAGCGCGGGGAAATTCGTGGACGCGCCCACGCCGGTGATCGAGCGCGAAGACGGCACGCGGGAAATCTGGTGCCGGGCGCTGAACCCCGTCGACGCCGCGGTGAAGACCGGGGCACTGGTGTGCGAAAGCACCGCGAGCACCGGCGACGCCCGCAACAACCCCATCACCTCGGTGATGCTTGGCGGCACCCTGCTGGCGCTGCCGCGCTACCCCTACACGCTGCCCACAGACGCGGCGAACCTACAGGCCGACATCATTGCCGCGGGATTCCCCGGGACGATTGTCACGGCCACCAGCGCGACGGTGTGGCGCATTTCCGTGCATTCGGTGAACTACATCGCGTATTCCGACACCAGCCGCGTGGGCTGGCCCGGCTACCTGGTGGCCGATATGTTCGGAGGGATGACGATCACCGTCAACGGCCGCGACTTCACCGGCACCTTTGTGAACGCCGACGGCGTGCCCATCAAAAACAAGGGATTCGCCCGCCTTGTGATCACCCCGATTCTACGCTGACACCATGACACCGACCCAAACCTATGTGCGATTTTCCGCCCCCGTGTGGCTTGCCATGCGACCATTCACCGGCCCGCGCCCGCGGGTGGTTTCACCCGGCGAGACGCTGCCGCCGCCAGACGATGAACAGCGCCTCATGCGGGAGTTCACAGAGCTGCCCTTGCACCTGCAATTCGACCCGGTGCGCCGCTACCTGATGGCCTACCTTTCGCCGATTCCCGCGCCGCTGGTGCTTTACGGGCCCGAAGACTTCGTGGCAGCCACCGCCGACACCATGGAGGATCACGCCGAAAGGGTGCTGGCGCTTTGCGGCGACGACCCGGCCGCCGTGCTGCAACCGCTGATCGACGGCGAGCTGCCGATTTACTGGGAGCGGCCGGATCCGCCCAAGCGCGTGCCGCGGGCGATTGAAAACTGGCGGGCAAAAACCATGCTGAAGCTGATGGGCATGGATGGGGCCGCCGAAGCCGCTTTTGCGGCCCTGCCAGAGCAAGAGCGCGTGGTCGTGGAAACCGCGTGGAACGCCGGGGCCATGCTGCTGCGGAAAAGCACCGCCGTGAATGGCGTCGGGGCCGCCCTTGGCCTGAGCCCGCAGCAGATTGACCAGTTGTTTATTGAAGCCGCGGCGCTGGTCGTGTAGGAACACCGCCATGGCCAGCAAGCGACCATCCAAGCCAGTTGCCAAGGGGGCAAAACCCAATGCGAAAATTTTCGCACCGGCGAGCAACCGACAGCTTTAAAGCTGGCACCTCCTGCAGGCCGGGAAGAAACGCCGCCTTGCCAACCAAGAACCACCACCCGAAGAGCCATGATCGACGACACCGACCCGCAAGCCCCGCTTGAACCCGAAGCCGAGGCACCGCCCGAGCCCATGCACCTCGAGGAATTCCGCGCCCGCTTCGAAAAGGCGTTTCAGTTTCGCGGGATGGACATCCCCGAGGTGACCGACGCATGGCTGCAAGAGCAACGCGACGCCGGGGCAAGCCCGATTGACGCCTTCGAATCCTTTACCGCCTGAAGCCATGGCCCTGACCCTTGTCGTTGAAACCGGAGCGGGCACGAACCCCGCCGCCAACACCTACATTTCCCGCGCCGACGCCGACGCCTACCACGAAGGCGTGATCGATGGCGCGGCGTGGAGTGATGAAACCGAAGCCGACCGCGACAAGGCGCTGGCGCATGCCACCCGGATCCTCGAGACGCAATTTCGTTGGAAGGGCCTGCGCTACCTCGCCACCCAGCCGCTGGCATGGCCACGGGCCGGGGTGGTTTCCGACGGCGTTTACTTCGAAGAGACCGACATCCCGAAGGCGATCAAGGACGCGCAATGCGAGATTGCCCGCGAGCTGCTGGTCGCCGGTGCCTTCCAGACGCGGCCGGCCAACAGCGGGGGGGCCGATCAACTGGCCGCAATCGACCTCGGGCGCGGGGCGCTGAAGCTGGAATACCAAGACCAGAGCCCCACCGCCGCCAACAGCAACGCCGACAAAACGGTGGTTTCGCCCTACGTGGTGGCGCTGCTTCGCGATTTCGGATCCTTCCAGCAGGGCGGCGACCGCATGGTGCGGGTGCGCCGCGCATAACCCATGACCATGGCCAGCATTCGCGCCACCGCCAGAAAAGCCACCCGGGCGGCCTTTGCCGCGGCTGGCGATTCGCTGATTTCGGCCACGCTGAAGCTGCAACCGACCGTCGGGGCCTACGACCCGGCGACCGACAGCCAGCCAGTGACGTGGGGCTTCAACGCCACGCTGAAGGCGTTGGAATTCGACGACGTGGAAGAGAAGCAAGACACCGCGCCCGAAGACCGGCTGCGGGTGTTCCTTTTCAAAGGCGAAGACCTGGTGGCCGCCGGTGCCGAGCTGCGCGGCGAGCAAGAGGGGGAAATCACGGTGGGCGCTGCCAAGTGGAACGTGGTCAAAACCGAAACCGACCCCACGGGCAGCGTGTGGATGTTCTATTGCCGCCGCTGAAGCCATGGCCAGTTTCGGAATCCGCGAGCTTGGGCACTACATGGATGACGTTGCCGAGCAACTGGACATCGCGGTCGAAGTGGTGGCCCGAAAGCTGACCATTGACGCATGGGGCAAGCTGGTGAAGCGCACGCCGGTGGACACCGGCCGGGCCCGGGCAAGCTGGGCCATTTCGGTTTCTGAGCCCTACGCGGGGCCGCCGCAGTTGCCAGGCCAGCACGGAATGCCGAGCGAACCCGGGGTGGCCGAAATTGACGGCACCACCGCGATTTTCATCACCAGCAATTTGCCATACATGGAGGCGCTGGAAAACGGGCACAGCGGGCAGGCACCCAACGGCATGGTGCGCATCACCGTGGCCGAAATTGCGGCCGAAATTGACAGCATGCTGGCGGATCTGTAGAACCCTTGCCATGGACACCGAAGCCACCCGTGCCGCAGTCACCGCGCTTTTCAAAGCCGGGTGGGTGGGTGCGCTGGCCACAACCATCCCGGTGGAATACCCAAACCAGAAATTCAAGCAGCCGGATTCCGGCCACTGGGGGCGGCTTTCGATGCAACTCGGCGACCGCGACAGCGTGGCCATTGGAGCCACCCGCAAGCGGCAGATGGGCATCCTCACGTTGCAGATTTTCGCGCCCGAGGAAGCAGGCACTTCGACCGCCTACAAGGCCGCCGATTTATTCGCCGACATCGTGGACCTGAAGGCGCTGACACCGGCCACCGGGCTGGTGATCGAATTCGAGCTGGCGGGCGTGGCCGGGCCGTTTTCGACCAAAGGATTTTCGCAGATCAACGCACAGGTGGCTTTCCGCGTGGACAAGACCACCTGAATCCGATAAGAGCCCACCACCAACCGCACCCACCACCATGGCAGACGCAAACTATTCCAGCATCGGCATCATCAAGGAAACCACGTGGGGGGTGACCCCGAACACGCCCCGACTCAAGGCGCTTCGCATTACCGGCGAAGACCTGAAGCACGAAAAAGAGACCATCCAAAGCCAGGAAGTGCGCGACGACCGGCAAGTGGCTGACCTGGTAGAAGTGGGCGTGCAAGCCAGCGGTGGCGTGGAATTCGAATTGAGCTACGGCACCTTTACCGACCTCATTGCCGCGGCGCTTTTCAACGCACCGGTGGCCATCAGCGTGGCAGCCGTGACCGCCGACATTGTGGCGGGATCCACGCAAACCATGACCGGCGCGGCCGGCGACTTCGACGACGTGCCAGTGGGTGCCACCGTGAAGGTTTCCGGCCTGACCGTGACGGCCGACAACGGGCTGAAGCTGGTCGTGGCGAAGAGCAACGACGGCAGCACCCTGACCTTCGCGCCCAACAGCTTCAGCACCGCGGAAGCCGACGCCACCGTGACCCTGACCGGCAGCCACCTGCGCAATGGCACCACGCGCTCGAGCTTCACGCTTGAACGCCGGGTGAAGACCGCCGCGGGCACCGATTTCTTCCAAACCTTCCTCGGCCAAGTGGCCGACGCCCTGACCTTGAATTTCGAGAGCAAGGCCATCGTGACCGGCAGCTTCACCTTCCTCGGCCGCTACGGCGACGCCAGCAACGACAGCGTGGACAGCGCGGTCGCGGCGAGCGGATACGACCCGGCGACCACCACGCCGGTGATGAACGCCACCAACAACATCGGCACCTTCCTTTTCGACAAGACGGCCAGCACCGAAGCCCTGAAGAGCCTGACCCTGAACATCGCCAACGGCCTGCGGGGCAAGGATGCGATGGGCACCAAGGGCAACTTCGACATCGGGGTGGGCACCTTCGAATTGACCGGCAACCTTTCCGCCTACTTCCAGAGCAACGCGCTTTATGAGAAGTATCTTGACCACAGCGACGTGGCGCTTTCGTGGCGTGTGACCGACGCGCTCGGCAACACCATTGTTTTCACGATTCCGCGCATGAAGCTGGGGACCGGCGAACCGAAGATCGAAGGCCGCAACACCGACGTGATGGTGAACAGCGACTGGACCGCCATCCTTGACCCGGTGACCGGCGCGACCTTCATCGTCGATTTCTTCCCGGCGGCGTAACCCGCTGCCAGGCATGCGAAAATTTTCGCACCCCGTGGTTGACCGCCACGGGGTGTTTTTGTGACAACAGCACCCGACCACCACCACAACCATGGACCTCACGACCTTTCGCACCGACCCGAGCAAGCAAGATGGAACTTGGATTGAATACGGCGACGCCCGTTTTCTGATCGCAAGCGCCCATTCACCGGCCTACAAAAAAGCCCTTCGCAACCGCGTGGCGAAGATCCCCGCCCACCTGCTGAAGAGCCAGCCACAGCTTGCCGAAAAGGCCGCCGCCGACGTGATGGCCACCCACGTGCTGCTTGACTGGGAAGGCGTGACCGAAGACGGCAAACCGCTTGATCCCACCCCGGAAAACCGCCGCAACGCGCTGGACATTCCAGCCTTCAGCGACTGGGTGGCCGAACAGGCGATGAACCTCGCGAACTTCCAAGCCGAGGGCGAAGCCGACGACGCGGCAGCCTTGAAAAGCGAATCTTGAGTGGCAACTCAAGTGGGGGGATTCTGAGGAATACCTCTGGACCGTTTACGAAGCCAGCGGCCTGATGCCGGGCCCGCTGGCCGACAAGCCGGATCCACTGCCCGAGCACCTGCAAGACCTGCTGGACGCCTTTTGGCTGCTTGCGGAAAGCCGCCCGGTTGGCTTCGGCAGTGCGAGCGGCATCACCGCCGTGGACGCCTTGGCGGTGGCCGCAGCGTGGCGCTACGAGCCAACCCGGTTTTTGGCTGTCATTCGGGAATTGGATCGCGTATTTCTCGCGCACCTTCGGGACGCTGCCGACAAGGCCAGCAAAAAGGGGGGCAAATGAAGCACCACGACCATGGCCGACATCCGCACGATTGGCATCAAGTTTGACCCCGCCCCAGCGAAGCAGGGCGCGGCCGAAGCAAAAAAGGCCGTGCACGACATGGCCACAAGCGTGGACCGCGACCTTCAAAAAGTGGAGAGCGCGGGCAAGCAGACCGGCGACGCCATCAAGCAGGCCGGGACGAAGATCGAGACCGCCGCCAAAGGCGCGGAGCACGCCGTCGACCGCTTGGGCCGCAACGGTGGAATGGCGCGAATGGCCGCCGGTGCCAGGGTGAGCGCCGGGCAGGTTTCCAACGGCGTGATCGACATGCTGGACACCTTCGGCCTGCTGGATTCCCGCATGGGCATGATGGTGCGGCGCGTGCAAAGCGGCATCAACAGCGTGGGGAACCTTCGGGGAGTTTTCGCCGCGGCGCGGCCGGCCATGGCTGGAACCGCGGCAACGGCAGCCAGCACGGGCGCTGCGCTTGCGGAAGCGGGCGCTGGTGCCACGGCAATGGCCGGTGGCGTTGGAACCGCCACGGCGGGCATGGGAGCCCTTGGCACGGCCGCAGCGGTGGCCCTGCCCATTATCATTGCCCTTGCCGCGGCGCTGGCCGGGGTGGCAGCCATTGGCGCGGTGTTCGCGGCGCTGAAAGCCGGAATCCCGAAGGCGGCAGCTTTTGAGGAAGCGCAAACGGGCATGGCGGTGCTGCTTGGCAGCTTCGACAAGGCCGCCGCCAAGATGGACGCCATCAAGAAATTTGCAGCGGCCACCCCGTTTGAAAGCACCGAACTGATTCAGGGTGCCCGATACCTCGAGGTCTTCACGCAAGGCCTGCTGAACAATGAAAAGGGCTGGACGCTGGTCGGCGACGCCGCCGCAGCCGCACAGCGCGATTTCGGCGAAGTGGCAATGTGGGTGGGCCGCACCTACGCCGCACTCAAGGGCGGCCAGCCGATTGGCGAAGCCACCATGCGCCTGATGGAAATGGGCCTGATCACCCCACAGGTGAAAGGGGCCATGGACAAGCTGGCCGAGAGCAGCAACGAAGGCGGGAAGAACTTCGCGCAAATTTGGGGCATTGCCGAAACCAGCCTGAAGCGGTTCACCGGCACGATGGCGCTGCAAAGCCAGACGTGGAACGGCCTGATGAGCAGCCTTTCCGACAACTGGAATCTGGCGCTTGCTGGCTTTGCCGCGCCGGTGATGGACGCGCTCAAGCCCGCGCTGGCCGAGCTGGTCGAGCTGGTGGGAAGCATGATCCCCTACGCCCAACGATTCGGCCAGGCGCTGGCCGACGGCGTGACCGCCACCATCCAGATTTTCCGCAGCGGGCAGATTGCCGAGTCCCTGAAGCTGGGGCTGCTGGCGGCGTGGGAATTCGGCCGGGCCAACTTCGTCACCATGATGCTGATGGCCTTCGAATTCGTGCTGAACCGATTGGCCGACGGGCTGGTGACCGCCATCACGTTGCCGGTGCGCTTGTTTTCCAGCCTTTTCACGCTGGCGATTGACTTCATCGGCAAGCTGCTGGAAGGCGACCTTTCCGGGGCCGTGGCCACGGTGCTGAAGTATTTCGGCGACGGTGGGATTTCCGCCATCAAGATGATGGGGGCCATGGTTTACAACGCCTTGGGCAAGGCCTTCACCGACGTGGTGAACATCTTCCGCAACGCCATTTATGCGGTGCTGCAAAAGGCCGGTGACATTGCCAGCAACCTGCTGGTGAAGGCCGGGAAAGACCCGCTTGCCACGATTGTTGCCCCGGCACCGATCACCTTCACGCCCATCGATACGAGCTTTGGCAAGATTCGCGAAGCCGCCAACAACAGCGTGGGCACCGGTGCCCGCGAAGACTTCGGGGCGTTCATCGATAAGATGATTGCCGACGCCAAGGCCAGCCAGCCGCCGAAGCCCGAGCTTCCGGCCGCGCCTTCGATGGACACCGGAAACCTGCTTGGAACCGGCGACGGCAAGGGCGGTGGCGCTGGGGCCGAGAAAGCGGCCAAGGCCGTGAAAGACCAGCAAACCGAGGTGCAACGCCTCATGAAGGATTGGAGCGACCTCGGGAAGCAGATTGACCAAGTGGCGGCCGGATCGATTCAGGCGATTGCCGGGGGAATGACCGACGCGCTGACCGGCCTGATCATGGGCACGAAGAGCGCCAAGCAGGCCTTCACGGAAATGGCCACCAGCATTGTGGCCGACATCATCCGCATGATTCTGCAAATGCAGATTCAGCTTGTGCTTGCCGCGGCGCTGCGGGCCATGGGAGTGGCCGCCCCGGGGGTGGCGCACAGCGGTGGAACCGTGGGAGCCACCAACCTTTCGACGACCGGCACGCGCACGGTGCTGCCGACCTACCACACGGGCGGTATGGCCACCAGTGAACAGACAGTGAAGGTCGAGCGCGGCGAAAGCATCCTGACCCGGAAACGGGCCAAAGAACTGGAAATGGAGCTGGCGGCGCAACGTGGCGAGCGCCAGCAAGGCCAGCGCCGTGGCAGCGGCGAAGCCACCATCATCAACGTGTTCGACCGCAACGAAATTGCCGACGCCGTGGTGGCCCGCCCCGACGCCGTGGTGAACGCCATCAGCCGCAGCCTGCCAGCCGTGCGGAAAATGATCATGAGTGGCAACCGCCTATGAGCACGACGACTACCAACACCGCGCCCGAGCTGCTGGCCATCATGCCCGATTGGCAAGCCGGGGTGAAGCAGCGCACGGTTTACCGCACCGAAGTGGTGCGAAGCCGCAGCGGGCTTGAACAGCGCACCCAGCACCGCCGCCGCCCGATTCTGGCCATTGAATACGTGGCCGCAGGGATCCACGACGCCGCGGCGCGGAAGCGCATCGAAGGGGTGGTGGCGCAAAGCCGCAAGCCGCTGCTGGTGCCATGGTGGCCAAACGGTGCCAGGCTTTTTCAGGACATGACGGCGGAAACCTCGGCGCTGCTTGGCACCAACCCGATTGCCGACGACTGGGACCGCGACGGCTGGGTTTTCCTTTGGGATCGCGAGACCGGATCGGAATTCCGGCAACTGGCCGGCCGCGACGGCCGCACGCTGACCCTGACCGACACCGGCACGCACCTGCTTTTCCCCGCTGGGGCCTACTGCTTCCCCGTGCGCTTGGCCATCCGCGAGAAAAACGACGCGGTGCTGAACCCCAACAGCCACCGCACCAACCCCGAAAGCCTGAGCTTCCGCACGCTATGAGTTTGATCGCCTACGAGGTTTTGACCGTTCAGCCGGATTTCAGCGAGGTGCCGCAGATCGGCATCGAAGACGACCGCGACCTGGTGCAAAGCCCGGGCGGCCGAGCTTTCGCGGCGTGGGCGGATCGCACCGACCGCGTGGCACGGTTTGCCTTCCAGACGCACACCGCCGAAGAATGGCGGATCCTGCGGGAATTCTTCGACCGCTTGGGCGGCCGGGCCGTGGCGTTCTACCTCCCAAGCTGGCAGCACGATTTCGAGCTGGCCGAAGACGCCCCGGCCGGTGGCTCGCAACTGCGGCTGGCCGGGCACTGGTATGTCGACAACGTGACCGAAAACAGGCCCGACACGCTGGGGCGCGTGATTTTCACGCTGAACCACCTCGGGCAGTTTTCCGCGCACCTGGTGACCAGCTTTGGCGAAGACGGGGCCGACGACGTGGTGGGGCTTTATGAGCCGATCACCTACCCGCTGGAAGCAGGCCGCACCATGGTGGGCTTCTGCTACCTTGCCCGCCTGACCGACGACACGGTGGACAGCGAGCACCTGAGCGTCGACCACGCCCGCATGGTGGTGGGCTTCAGGAACATCACGCACACCCGCCGGGTGACCCAAACCGAAAGCGCCGAAGGGCCGCTGGTGGGCACGATGAACGCCAACGAAGACATCGTGGCGACCGATGCCGACCCGCTTTTTTTCGAGACCCGCGCCACGACCGCAACCGGCCCGCTGATTTACGGCGTGCAGCAGACAGAAAACTTTGATGCGACATGGAACGCCGCCGTTTCTGGAAACGCCATCGAACTGACCAGCCCGCTGGGTGACCAGTTCCTGACCGCGCTTTACAACGGCACCAGCATTCCGAAGCACATCGCCTTGGCCTTCGATGCCGCCAGCCGCGAGGTGATCGCGTGGGACTTGGAAAACGGCAGCAGCCGGGTGGGTTGGCGGGATCCCGAGGGGGCCGCTACGCGCCGCACGTTCACGGGCATTTCACCGGTGCTTTACAACACCTTTGCCATCGATTCGACGGTGGCCGCAGGCGACGCCACGGTGGCGGTGTTCTACCTGAAACCGCAGGATGCGACGATCTACTGCCGCTTGCTGGCCGAAGACTTCGCGACCGAACGCCGCTATTGCGTGTCGCCGCTGGCACCGCTTCGGCTTTTCCGGGCCCGCCGCAACGAAGGCCGCCTCGAGCTGGTGGGCATCGATACCGGGCACCGCCGTGCGCGGTGGCGTTCTTTCCCATACCTGACACCGATCCCCAAGCAGCTTGCCATCACCACCATTCAGGACTTTTCCGGCAGCTACACCGAAATCACGGTGCGGGCGGCCGGTGCCGATTCCGCCGTGAACACGCTGAACACCGTGGGCGGCGAATACGCCGAAATCCGGGTTTACAAGGACGGCGGAAGCCAAGGCAAGGGGCTGGTGTATTTCGACGGATCGGTGGCCGGGGCCTACACCGAAATCCGGGTGACCGCGCAAGCCCTTCAACAACCAAGCATTCACACTTGGGACGGCGTAGCATCCGGCGATTACGTGCTGGTCAGAAAGACCGGTGCGGGGCAGGATTCAGCCACCGTCACACTTCAAACCATCGCAGGAACCTATGCACCGTAAACTTGAAATCGAGCACACGACCGCCGTCGGCGGCATTTACCGCACCCGCGTGATGCAGCCCACGAAGTTGGCACCCGATGGAACCGTCTTGGAAGCCGAGCCGGTGACAGATTGGAGCCCGCCGCAGAAAAATTTGATTCTGCTGGGTGGATACGACGGGGCGTCGACGTGGCGGGAAATTGCGAATTCCAACTGCCACGCGGGCACGGGAAGCACCCCCGCCAGCGCGACGATTGACGGCACGTTTCAGCAGAGCGGCACCACGGTGACCCGAGCAACGGGAACCGGCATTTTCGTTTCCGGCAACGTGAACGATTACATCAAATTTGCCACCGGCGAGCGGGCCAAGATTCTGAGCGTGACCAACAGCGTCACGGTGGAAGTGGACCGCAGCCAGACCGTGGCCGCCGCCACGATCACGATTTACGACACCAGCCGCACGTTGCTTGACACGTGGGTGAAGGCTACCAACACGAAGGAAAGCGGAGCCAATGGAGTGACAACGGCATCCGACACCGGGCTGGTGACCTGGTGGAACACCCACAACTTCGCCACCGAAACCAGCGCCCGGACCTACACCGAACTCGGGATGGCGACCACCGGCACGACTTCCAGCAGCGTGCTGGTTTCGCGCATTGTGCTTGATTCCCCGGTGAACGTGGCCATTGGCCAATTCCTGCAGGTGCGCTTCGACATTCAGGCGGCGACCGGAAACTTCCGCACCAGCGCCCCATGCACCGTTTCGGTGACTGGCTGGCCACGGCCCTACACCATCCAATCGATTACGCCAGGCGCGGCCGGCGGGACGGCCTTCGACATCCTGCTTTCTGAGGCATGCAGCAGCCACTATGCGGTGGGCCGCCCCATCATTGTGACCGGGGCCTTGCCCGTTCAATACGCGGTGACCTCCTACGCCAGCACCGGCAGCGACTTCACGGTGACGACCGGATCCGCGCACGGCCGCAGCCCCGGCAACACCATTGTGATCGCGGGAGCAACCCCGAGCGCCTACAACGGAACGTGGACGGTGGCCACGGTGCCAACCAGCACCACGCTGACCGTGACCAGCGCCATCAACCCGGGAGCGGGATCGGGCGGGACCGTGCGGCAAGCGACGCCCGCAACCTGGTATGATGGCACGTGGACCATTGCGAGCTTCCCGACCTCGAGCACCATCCGGGTGACCAACAACACCGTGACGGTGCCCGCTGGCGCTTCGGGGACGGTCACCAACAGCATGGCGGCAAACGCCATCGTGGCAGGCTACGGCATCCTTTCAAGCAATGGCGTCAACCCCTTCGAAGCCGGGCCGCTGGAAATGCCGCCGAATAACACCTACCGCAAAGTCGATTTGTTTCCCGAATCGGCTTTGAAAACCGGGATGGCGCATGGAGTGATGACGAGCGAAACCGGCGGACTTCTGGCCAAAACCATGACCGCCGCGGCTTACAACGCCACCACGCAAAGCCGGACTTTTTCGGCGACCTATGCCAGCGGTGAAGTGGTGAACCAAACCATCCGGCAAATTGAATTCCTGACCCGCACGGGGCAAATTTGGATCACGTTCGACGAGCGCCAGCGCAAGGACAATGGCTACCAGTTGACGTTGAGCTACACCGCGAAGTGGGAACCCGATTTGAACTGATGCCATGCCGGATCCCAACACACTGGTCGGCGACGACAGCCGCCCGAACACCCGCCCGGTTTACTGCTACATCGTGCGGCAACTGGACGTGACCGACGCCCCGCCGTTGTTTCTGACACAATACGACGGCGAGGTGACAATCGGGAACCTGCCAGCGGCCTACGACGCGGACAGCCCGCAGGTGTTCACACCCGCGAACATCGGGCACGGGCCAATTTCGCGGGAAGGTGGATTCGACAAAACGACCTTCGAAATCCGGGCGCTGACCCAAGACATGGCCGGGCTTTCGCGCTACGCGCTGACCGGCGCGGTCCCGCGGGTGCAAGTGGACGTGGTCAAGGTGAACCCCGGGCCCGTGCTTGCTGGCGCGACGGCCGCATGGACAGACGACTGCATCGTGGTGCAAAGCGGGCTGATGAGCAGCTTCGGGTTTCAGGGCTTCACCGTGGTGGTGGAGTGCGTGCCGCCGCCGCTTTTCAGCGGCCACGAAGTGCCGCGGTGCCGCTTCACGCGCACGTGCAACCACGTGCTTTATGGCCCGGCCTGCCGAGTGAACCCCGCAGGCTTTGAGCTGGCCACGAACATCCTCGAGATGCGGCCGGGGCAACGGCGGCTGATCATTCAGGGCGTGCACGCCGACGACGTGGGAAACTACTTCAGGCAAGGGGTGTGCCTTCACCAGCCCACAGGCCTGCGGCTGGCGATTTTCAAGAGCGAACTCGACGGCGGCAACACCGTGCTGAAACTTCACCAGTGGAACCCCGACATGGAGGTGGGCGACGTCGTGGTGGCCCGCGCCGGGTGCAAGCACACCTTTGCCGAGTGCCACGCGAAATTCGACAACGCGCCCAACTTCGGGGGATTCAGCACGGTCCCGAATAAAAACCCCACCGTGCACGGCGTATGATGGACCCATGCGAAAATTTTCGCATCCCGTGGACGGCCGAAGCCGCGGCCGGCGCGGAATCGTGCTGCCAGCTTTACCGCGGCACGCCCCACATGCAGCGCCGTGCGGTGCCAGGCCGTGGCGTGGATTGCGTCCAATTCGTGGTGGCGGTGCTTCAGGCGGCCGGGATCCTGCCCGCCTTCAGGTGGCCGCAATACCGCCAAGACATCGGGCTTCACCTGAACCGCAACCAGCTTGGCGACCTCATGCGGGAGGTGTTCCACGCCGAAACCGTGCCGATTGACGAATGGGCTCCGCGCACCGGCGACGTCGGAATTTTCCGCTGCGGGCGCACCTCGAACCACTGCGGCATTGTGGTGGGCGGCAGATTCTGGCACGTGACGGTGGCGGCCCCCGTGCACGACACCGCGGTGCGGGCGGTGCGCGGCAGCCTCCAAGAGGTGGTGCGCTTCACCGCAAAAGGCCTTCGTGGGGAACCCCACCAACTGAAAACGACATGAGCAAGAACACGTGGATCAGCGTCGGGGTGGGCATTGTGGCCGCCGCCGTGGGTTTCTTCACCTTCGGCACGGGCACGGCCGCGCTTTTCGCATTCAGCCTCGGGGCCACCGCGGCTTCGCTGGTGCTGGGCCCGAGCGAACAAAAGGGCAACGGCAGCCTGCGGCCCGATGAATTCCAGATGAACCAAAGCGCCGAAGACATCACGGTGCCGGTGATTTTCGGCACCAGCCGGGTGGCGGCCAACTTCATTTTCGTGGACTTCGACAACTTCGAAAGCGAAGCCATCTATCAGGAAGCGCAAGGCGGCAAGGGCGGTGGCGGGAGCGAAAAGCAGCAAGTGGGCTACACCTACACGGTGCCGCTTTCCTATGGCCTTTGCATGGGCAAGATCGACCGCTTGCGCCGGGTGATTTCCAGCCCCGGGCTGGACGTGTGGAAGAAATTTCCCGACGACGGGCTGGCGTTCCCAAGCGGTGCCGAGACCTTCGAATGCGAATACGTGAAGACCGAAGGCGACATGACCTACAGGGAGGGCGGCACGTGCATTTTCTACCCGGGCAGCGCCAATCAGGGCAGCGGCAGCACCACGAAAGACGACAACCACCGGCATTTCTGCTGGGTGGATTTTCCGGTCTACACGATGACCGGAAGCGCGGCACCGCGAAGCCTGCTTTTCGAAATCACCCGCATGCCCGAGGTGCTGGACGATGACGGCGACCCCATCGCGAGTTTCCCCGTGCGGGCGGCCGAAGACGACACCGTGGCCGAATACTACGACGCCAACCCGGCGGCCGTGGCTTGGGAGGTGCTGAGAAACGAGATTTGGGGCAAGGGTGCGAGCGTGGCCGACCTGGACGTCGAGAGCTTCAGGCTTGCCGCCGACTACTACCAGCGCAAGCGGATCGGCATCAGCACCGCCATGGGCCGCACCAGCCTGAACGAATTCATGGGCAGGCTTCGGGACATCTTCGGCCTTTGGGTGTGGTGGGACGGCAGCAAGATGCGGTGCCGCTGCATTTTCGACCGCGACAACGCCTACGCCATCCGCACGCGGATCACGGCCGAAGACGTGGTGGGCAGCCCCACCTTCAACCGGCCGAGCTTGTCGGGCACCTACAACGAACTCCGGCTGGAATTCACCAACCGGGAAAGCAACTGGCAACGCGAGGTGGCAACCGCCATGGACCTTGCCCACGTGGAGACCATCGAAGGCGTGCGCACCCAGTCGCTGGACGCCGCCGAAATTGGCACGCGCCGGGCGGCCGAGCTGCTGGCGCATGCGATGCTTCGGCAAATCGCCTACCCCGGGGCATCGTGCACCGTGCGCTTGCGGCGCACCTACAGCGGACTCCAGCCGGGCAGCTTCGTGGAACTGGTGTGGGACGAATGGCGCGACAGCGGCGCGGCGACGACCTACTGGCGCGTCGTTTCGGTTATGGATGACGATCAGGGCACCGAAGGCCTGACCGTGAACCTTGCCGAAGACATTTATGCGACCGCCCGCGACGGTGTGGTGGGCGACTTCGACGAACCCATCCCGACGATTGACGAAGACGACCCGCTGGAAACCGGCGACCTCAACGACGGCGACCTTTTCGGCGACCGCAGCGTGGGCAGCCTTTCCCCGGTGGTGCTTTGGGAACCGAATTCTTGGGCCAGCGGCATGGCCCGGCGCATCCTGGTGGCACCGACCCGCGAAAAGAGCTACGTGCAAAGCGTGGCGCTGGCGTGGCGGCGCTACGGCGACAGCCAGACGACCAGCCTCGGCACTTCGCGGGTGCTGCCGATCAACGGCAAGCTGGCAAGTGCCATTTCGGCGGCCACCCCGCTGATTTGCCGGGACGCCGCCTACCAATTCGACGTGGAACTTTACCACGCGGGCAATGCCGGGCGATTCGAGGCAGCCACAGGACTGGTGCAAGACGACGCCGACGACTTCGCGGAGCTGCTGCGCAAGCTGCAGGCGGTGGCCCTGATCGATGGCGAGATTTTCCGCATTGGACACGCCGAAGAGACCGCGCCGGGCATCATGACGGTGCGCACGTTCATGCGCGGCGAGCTTGGCAGCAGCCGGGCCGCCCACGCGCTCAACGCCCCGGTGGTGTTCTTCGCGACGTTCGCGCCTTCGGTGTTCACCGACGCCACGGGAATCCCGACCAGCCAAAAGGTGGTGCTGACACTGAAGGCCAACAGCACGGTTTCGCTGATTTCCGGCGAAGAGGTGGTGACCGTGGAAGCGCCGGAAGACGGGCTCGGCATCAAATTCGACGGCCTGAGCGTGAAGCCTTTCGCGCCCGAGCTGGTGAGCGCCACCCGGGTGGGAACCACGTGGACGGTGCGGATCCGCCCGCGGGTGAACACTGGGGCGGGATTCCGGGCGAACATCGAAGACGACCTGACCAACTACGTCACCAGCCTTGCCGGGCTTGACCTGAAGGTCCGCAAGGGCAGCGGCGGGGCGGCCGTGACCGTGCCCGCTGGCACTTCCTTCAACAGCCCGCCCTTCGACATGCCCACGGGCATTTCAATCGACAAGCTGGACTGGCAGGCCGATGACGGCAGCGCCACCGGCGGCATCATCAAGCTGGTGGTGACCTTCGACAGCAACCCCGCCACGCTTCAAATTTGGAGCGTGCGCGACGGCTTCCAAAGCCCTACAAGCCTCGACATCCCGCAACCGTAAACCACCCACACCATGGCCCTGCTTCCAACCACCGGACTCGAAAACCACCCCGTCGGCACCACCGGCCTGAACGGCATCATCAACGGCAACTGGGAAACGCTGGAAGCCATTTTCCTGCCGTTGGCGACCGCGACCACGGCCGGCCGCGTCGCGTGGAACCCGAGCACCAAGAAATTCAGCCTTCGGGCGGCGCTGGCGGCCATCACCTACAGCGGCACGCCGGTTCTGAACATGGGCGGCGCGGTCACCCAAACGCTGGCGCTGACCGGCAACGCGACTTTCACCACCACCGGCCTGATTGCGGGCGGCGACCTCCGCGTGGTGATCACCGCCGACGCGAGCCTGCGCACGCTTGCGTGGCCAGGCGGCTGGAAGTGGATCGGCGGCACCGCCCCGGCGAACATTGCCGCCAACAAAACCGCCATCCTCGAGCTGATTTCCACCAGCGCCGCCGACAGCGGAGTGGTGGCCCGTTGGACCGTTGAACCATGATCGAGCAACTACACGCCACGAAGCTGCGGCTGGCACGCGAGACAAGCACCGGGAGCGGAAGCCCCGCGGGCGATTGGATCACGCCGCCGACCACCGCCGCGGCGTGCACCCGCGACTTCGTCCAGACCGCGCAACGGCAAGACGCATTCCGACAGCTTCGCGACCGCGAGGTGGTGGCGGAAAGCTGGACGGTGCGAAGCAGCCACGAAGTGGGGCTTGGCTGGCTGCAATGGCTGCTGCTGCCGCACCTGACCGACCGCGGGGCCGGGGTTTACACCATGGATCCCGAGGCCCAAGGCCCCACCTTCGTGCTGGACAGCGAAACCCAGCAGGGCCACCGCGCCCGCTTCCAAGGCCTGAAGCTGGTGGAAGTTCAACTGATCTTCGAAGAGGCCCGGGTGATTCGCATGGATTGCCAATGGGTGGGCCTGCGGCGAGTGGTGCCAGGCACGGCGCTGCCCGGTGCCGCCACGGAATTCAGCGGCTGGGTGGTGGCAACCTTCCTCGCCGACGCCGCGGCAACCACCGGAGCGTGGAACGCCGACCCTCGGGCCACCCAACGGGTGACCGCGCACGGCGGGCAGATGTTTTTGCAGCGCGAATGCGCCGCCGCGGATTTCGGCCCCGATGGCATCCCCGAGGCGCACACCCGCGCCGCGTGGCGGATCGTGGGCGAAGTTTACATGCCCGAAACCCCGGGCATCACCGACACCGCATTTTCCGACGACTGGGCGGGCAAGCTGGCATTCTGGCTGGGTGCCGGTGCCCCACACGTGCGCATCAACAACGCCCACGGCTTCGTGACCGACGACGACCTGAAGGGCTACGACTTCCGGGTGCGCCGCCTTGTTTTCGAAGCCAAAAGCGACGAAAGGCGGGCGCTGATGGAATTCAGGGCGTGACACGTGGTCGCCCGCCATTTAGATGCGGGCATGCGCAATCTCATGACCGCCCTGCTGGCCTTTGTGCTGGCTTCCTGCGCCACAGCGCCGAAGACCGCCCCGGCGCTGCCACGGCCTGCGGAGGCCGCCCCAGTGGCCCCGCTGGTGGACCGTGCGCAAGCCGATGCCGCAGCCGCCCGCGAAACCTCCGCGAAGCTGGAAGGCAAGGTGGAAACACTGCATCGCGACGCCGCGACGCTGAAGACGGGAATCACGGCCGCGACCGCTGAAGCCGACCGCCTGCGGAAGCAGAAAGCGGCGACCGAAGCCGAGCTGGACGGCCTTTGGCGCATGCTGACCAATGAACAGGAACGGGCCGCCGCGCTTTTCCGCGAGGTGGAGACCTCCAAGACGTTGGCCGAGCAACACCGGCAACAACGGATCCTTGCCGAGAAACGCCTCGAGGAACTGGCCAAGGCCGCCACCGCAGCCGACGCCGAAGCCGCCACCCTTCGCCAGCAGCACGACGCCATGGCCCGCCAGATCGAAGCCGCGAGAAAGACCGAAGCCGAGCTTTCCGCGAAGCTGGCCAAGGCCGAGAAAGGCGCGGCGGTGGCCCGGTTCATCAAGGGCACCGTGGCGCTGGTGGCCATTGGCTTCCTGCTGCTGAAACTTCTCCCCCTGCTGGCCGCCAGACTGCGGCCGTTTTGAACCACGACCCAACACCAACACCATGAACAATTCGTTTCTGAAGACCCTCGCAACCAACTGGCGCGACCTGCTGGCATTCGTGCTGATTGGCATCGGCCTTGCCGTCATTGGCGGCGTGATCGATTACGCGGCCGGCCGCTACGCCGACAGCGGACTTGCCCGCCTGATTCTCCCGCCGTTGGCAAACTACCTTCAGGGCTTTTCCCGGTTCATGGGTGCGAGCATCACCGCCACGTTTTTGTGGATGATGCTTTGGCCGACGGTGAACCGCTACGGCAACCACAGTTTCGCCGACGGGTGGAACGCGCTTTCCCCGGCCGCCCGATTTTTCACCTACGTGGGCTTGATCGGCGTGGCCCTGATTGCAGCCGCCATTTGCTTTGCCGCATGAAAGCCCTGATTGCCGCCATCGCCGCGCTTTTCAGCCAGGCACCGGCCGAAACCCTGCCCGCTGGTGAACTGAGGATCAGCCCCGAAAGCCGGGAGCTGATTCTCTACTACGAAACCGGCGGGCAAGGCTACTACAGCGCGAAGCTGGAACGCCCGACGGTGCCCCCTGGTGCCAGCGGCATCACCGTGGGCATTGGCTACGACCTCGGCTACAACACCGCCGGGCAGATCCGCGCCGACTGGGGCGGGGTGATTCCCGCGCCGCAGGTGGAACGCCTCGCGAGCGTGGCCGGGCGCACCGGAGCAAACGCACGGGCTGCGCTTTCGCGTGTTCGTGATATTGTGATCCCATGGGAAGCCGCGGTGAAGGTTTACGAAAACCGCACGGTGCCGAGATTCGCGGCGCTGACCGTGAAGGCATACCCCGGGATCAAGGCAACGCCGCCCCACATTCAAGGGGTCATGCTTTCCACCAGTTTCAACCGTGGAACGGCTTTCAGCCCCTACGAGCGCCGCAAGGAACTGGTGTGGACCCGCGACGACATCCGGGCCGCCAAACTGGCGAAGCTGCCCGACTACCAACTCTCCATGCGCCGCTTGTGGCCCACCATCCGGGGCCTGCAACGCCGCTACGCTGCGCATGCGGGACTCATGCAAAAAGCACTGGACCAATGACCCCAACGACCCGACCCGCCAGCCAAAGCAACGCCGCCCGATTCGCCAGCTTGGAAGCCCAAGTGGGCGCGATTTCCACGACGTTGGAAGACTTCGTGACGGAATCCAAGGAATACCGGCTGCGGGCCGAGCGCAACGAAAGCCAGATTTGGGCCGCCATCAAAGAGCAGGGCGACAACCTGAACCGGGCGGTCGAGAGACTGAGCAACAACGGGCGCATTTCGTGGGGCATGATTGTGACCACCGGCAGCTTCATTCTGGCGCTGATCGGTGCCGGGGCCGCCGTGAACCATTCGCTGACCGAAGCCCGCATCAAGCAGGTGGAAATCCGCCAAGAATTCATGGCCCGCGAGCTGGACCGGCACTACGAAGACCTCAAGGCGCGGAAGTGACCGGTGCGAAAATTTTCGCATTGCGGGAGAAAAGAGCCAAAAAAGGCGCAAAAGAGTCTTGACCGGTGGCGGGGAAATGGGCCAGATTCGGCCCGCTATGACACCACAACCGATTGACCAGATTCTGGCACTGCCCGACAAGGCGGTGGTTTACTGCTTCGAAGGCACCGTGACCAAAGCCTTCAAGCGAAGCGACGGCACCAACGCGCAAGGGGCATGGAGCATCGAAAGTTTCCTGCTGAAAGACGCGGCCGGCGCTGAAATCAAGCTGATGCTGAAAGACAGCGACCCCGCGGGCTGGCAGCCCGGCACCGCGGTGCGCCTCGAGGCATGGAAGGGCGACAAGGGATTTTCCGGCCTTTACGCCGCCGACGACGAATACAAGGGCGAAGTGCGCCGGATCCTGCGGGCCACGAAGACGTGCACCGTGACCATCCTCAACGGCCAGCAGCACGCCCCACAGCAGGCCGCACCCCAGCAGCAGGCCCAAGCGCCGCAGCAACGCCCGCAAGGCCAGCAGCAGCCGCCACAGCAGCAGCACGCGCCACGGCAGCAGACGACCACCACGCACGCGGCAGCACCCGCGGATGACGCCGCAGAGCGCGAAGCACGCAAGGCGCTGAACGAAGCCAAGCGCACGATTCTGCAAATCACCAACTTGCACCTGCTATGCGCCAAGGTGGTGGAAACCGTCGAGGCCCCGGCCTTCAAAAAGGCCACCGGGCAAGACATGACCGAAGGCCAGCGCCAAGGTGCCACCGCCAGCGTGTTCATCGAATCGTGCAAGAAAGGCCTGGTGCACGCCATGCCAACCACCGCGCTGGAAGCCTGAACCCCAACCCCAACCTTTTCCCACAATTATGACGACCACGAACCCCGACACGACGGCCGCCCGCATCAGCGCGGTGGATTTCACGAACATCAAAGGATGCACCGCCCGCCACGAACTGGCCGAGCTGGTGGCCATCGTAGCGCCCAACGGCATGGGCAAAACCGCGATTTCCGACGCCCTGCAACTGGCGCTGACCGGGAGCCACGCCGACTTCGGCAAGCATGGCAAGGCCCTGATGGCGCTTGCGAGCGGCCCGGCCATGGACGTGGCCGCCACGCTGACCGACGGCCGCAAGATCGCCCGAAGCTGGCGCATGGACGCCAAGGGCAGCGTGAAGGCTACCGCAGACGAGCCCGAGGGATGGCCATCGGCAGACGTTGCCATGACCTTCAACCCGCGCACCTTCGTGGCGCTGAATGACCGCGAGCGCGTGGCCACGCTGCTACGTTTGGCGGGGCAGACGACACCGACCACCGCGAGCGTCGAAGCCCTGCGGGACACCCTCGAGGAAAAAGCCAGCGGGCCCAAGCGCGTGACCCTTTCCGACTTGGATCCATTCGGCCCGAAGATGGCCGACGCCGGGGCATTCGTCGAAGCCGCCGAAGCCGAGCTAGTGGAAGCCCGCAAGGCCCACAAGCGCGACATCGCCCGGCTGGAAGCCGCGGTGAAAGGGCTGGAAGACGCCTCCCGCGGTGCCACCGCGCCGGTGAAGATCGAGCCCGAGACCGTCGAGACCTTGGCCGCCGAAGTGCAAAAGCTGGGTGCCGAGCATGCACGCCTTGCCGAGCGCCATCGCGCCGCGGTGCGCCTACGCCAGCGCGTGGCCGAGATTGGCGACGCCCCGGAGTGGACGGCCGAAGACGACGCGCTGATTGTGCGCCTCGGCGAGGAAGTGGCACGCTTGGCAAAGGCTGAAGCCGATGAAGCCGCCGACAAGGAAGCACTGCGCCGCGCCCTTGCCGATGGACCGGAGCCCGAGGAAGTGGCGGAAGCCAACGAACGCCTTGCCATGGAGGTGCCAGGCCACCCGGCCATGGACGTGGCCGAGATCACCGCGGCGATTGCCGAAGCGAAAGACGAGCTGGCCACCGCACGGGTGCGCATCACCGATCTGGAAGCCGAAGTGGCGAAGCTGAACGGCCAACTTGGCATGGAGTGCTGCCCGAGCTGCGGCGCGGCCGGCGACGACCTGAAAACCCGCTTGGCCGAAACGCTTCAGCCCTACTTGGAAACCGCCACCATCAGGCTGGGGAACAACCGCCAACGCGAGCACGACGCCACCAAGCGGATTGCCGAGCTGCAGGCGATGCTTCAGGACTGGCGCGAACACGACGACGCGCTGAAGGCCATCACCGAAGCCCGCGAGGTGCTGGCCCGTGACGAGCGCGTGGAGACCGAAGCCAAGGCCCTGCGGGCGCGGATCGATGCCAGGGCGGAAGAGCTGATCGACCCCGCCACCGGCACGCGCCCCAACCGCGCCGACATGCTGGCGGAATTCACCGCCTTGCAACAACGCTCCAACCAAGCCAAGGCGCTGAAAGACCTTGGCGAGATCCCGAGCACCGAAGACGTGGAAGCACTGGCCAACGCCGCCAGCGAAGTGGAAACGCGCCTCGCCGGGAAGCAGGCCGAGCTTTCCAACCTGAAGCAAAGCCTGCGGGTGTGGCAGGAATTCGGGGCACAGGAAACCCACATCCAACGGATGCGCGAAGAACTGGAAGAGGCACGCACGAAGCTGGCGACCGCTGAAGAGCTGATCACCGCGACCCGCGCCGCCGGTGCCGACCTTGCCGCGGCGATTGCCGGGCCGATCGGCGAGGGCCTGCGGTTCTTCACCGAAGGCGTGCTGCCCGGCACCGTGAAAGTTGACGCCGCGCTGGGGATCTATCTCGAGACCGTGGAACGTGGCCTGCGGCCCTTCGATGCCTTCAGCGGATCCGAAAAGGCGGTGGTTGGCTTCGCCTTGGCTGCCACGCTGGCGGCGCACACGCCGTTGAAAATTGCCCTGCTGGACGAAGCCAGCACGATGGACCGGGCGCGGAAAAACGCCTTCCTCGAACGGGTGGCGGAAGCCGTTGGAAGTGGCCGCATCGCGCAAGCGGTGGTGATCGACCACGACGCCACGGCCTACGCCACACCGTGGCAAATTGTTTCCTTGTAAGAGGCAAAGTCGCCCGGGCAACCGGGCGCGGATTGAAACGATGGTGCGCGGTGCATAGCATGCGAAAATTTTCGCATCACCGGCGGGCGGGATTCTTCGGGATTCCGCCCGTTTTCTTTTTGTGCCATTTCCGGCACTTTTCGCTTGTCAAGGTAGGTGTTGCCCTTACGCTTGCGCCCGATGCAACTCACCGATGAGCAAGTGAAGGTGCGGGACAGCGAAGGCCACCTGGTGGTCGTCACCGCAAGAGCAGGTAGCGGGAAAACCGCCACCATGGTTGAACGAATCCGGGCCGAGATTCAACGCGGCACCAACCCGCGGGACATTGCGGCGATCACCTACACGGTGACCGCGGCACGCGAGCTTCAGCACCGCCTTGGGTGCGAGCTGGGGCACTGCGGCACGCTTCACAGCTACGTGATGCGATGCCTTCAGGTGGATCCCGCCACGGTGGCCGACGAAGGCGAGGTGGCCGAGATCGCGAAGCAGGCGTGCGCGGCGCTGAACATTCGAGGCCTGACCAACAAAGGCCTGCTGCGGGCCATGGAAGACGTGGTGGATCACCCGGGCGACATCGGCGTGGCGCTGCGCTACGTGCGGGCCGAGCTGAAGACCCGCGGGCGCACCACCTTTGCGCTGGTGCTGCGGGAGTTTCACGAAGCCCTGATGCGCGGCGAACACCGCCGGGCGTGGGCGCTGCTGGTGGTTGACGAAGCCCAAGACACCGCGCCCATCGATGCCGAGATTTTCGAAGCCATGGACGCCGCCAAGCGGATTTTCATCGGCGACCCGTTCCAAGCGATTTTCGGCTTCCGCGGGTGCACGGATCGGTTTTTCCGCAAGATGGCCCGCAAGGCCACCGACTACCTGCCACTTTCCACCACCTTCAGGTGCCGCCGTGCGATCTGCGACGCCGCCAACGCGCTGCTGAACGGTGGCCCGGTGTGCCCCATGCGCACGGTGCACAAGGACGGCGACGGCTACATCGAGGCGCTGCGCTACCCCAACGAAGCCGAAGAGCTGAAGGGCATTCTCGCGTGGGCGAAGCAGTGCAACGGCACCCGCGCCGTGCTTTGCCGCTACAACGCCGACGTGGCCCGCGTGGGCGCTTGGCTGCTTGCCAATGGCATGAAGGTGCGCATGCGCCGTGCCGAGCCCGACAGGCTGCTGGTGGCCGCCCTGCGGCTGCTGGCGAGCAAGCGCGACGCCAACCTGCTTGCCGCCCTGCGGGGTGAACTCGGCGAGCGTGCGGCGAAGTTGCCGATTGTTGCCGACGCCGACGCCGTCGAGCTGCTGGCCCGAAGCGTGCGCGATGGGAAAGGCACCGTGCCGGCCGCGCTGACCATGCTCGGGATCCCCGCCGAAGTGGCCGCGGATGCCGCGCCCGATGGCGTGCCGGTTTTCGCCGCGCTGGAAGCCGCCCTGCGGGGTGAACCGCCGGGGGAGGCCGACACCACCGAAGTGGTGGTGGGCACCGTGCACAGCGCCAAGGGGCGCGAATTCGACGACGTGCTGGTGGCGAGCTGCTACGCCCCAGGCAAGACCGCCGACACCGACGAAGAGGCGCGGATTTTCTACGTTGCCATCACCCGGGCGCGGAACACCGCCACAGTGACCTTTGCCGACCGCCGGATTGACCCGCGAACCATGGCCGAGCTGGCAGGCGTGCCGAGCCCGTTCATCGCCACCGCTAACATCGAAACCACCGAAGACACCCACGCCACTGCATGAGCATTCACTTGACCTCGCGAGTTTGGAAAATGGAAGGCCTGCAACCGGTGGCCAAGCTGATCCTGCTGAAGCTGGCCGACAACGCCAACGACGACGGCGTGGGCTGGCCGAGCGTGGGCCACATTTGTGCCGAGACTGGGGCCAGCCGCAGCACCGTGCAAAAGTGGGTGAAGGATTTCGAGGAAGCCGGATGGCTGACCCGCACCCAGCGCGAAGACGCGTCGAACATTTACACCCTGAACCTGCCCGAAGTGGAGGGGGCCCGGCAAACGGGCGGGGCCCGACAGACGGGCGGGGGGGGGCCCGATAAACGGGCGGGGGGGGCCCGACAGACGGGCACTGAACCGTCATTGAACCATCAGTTTGAACCATCAAAAGGTTTTTCTAAAAAGTTTTCAGCGCCTGAAGCTGGTGCCGCCATTCTTGACGAACTCGGGGAGACCTTCAAAGCCCACCCGGTGTTTTGCCTGCGGCTGGGTGAATTCGTGGCCGAGCGGTTCAAGAGCGGGCGCAAGATGACGGAAGAGGCCGCCCACCGGTTGGCGGTGAAATTCGCGAAGCACGACCCCGACACATGCGCCGCGGCGCTGGAAACGAGCTTGGATCGCGGATGGACCGGGGTTTTCCCCGAGAGCGTGAAAGGTGACCGCCGGGGATCGAGCGGGCCGCATCTGAGCGCACAGGCAACCTTGGGAGATTGGGGGTTTGGCGAAGCATGAACCTCACCGACCCCACCCGCTGCATGCTTTGCAGCAAGCCCCACCAGCAGACCGAAGAGCACCCGACCTGCCCGGAGTGCGAGGCCCTGCCCGAGATCGACAACAGCGCCGACGAAGAGCGCCGGAATCGGGAGCGGGCCGAAGCCAGGGAACGCCTTTGGCAAACGAAGGTGCCCAAGGAATACCGCAACACCGAACTGGCGAAACTCCCGCTGCGGGCTGCCGAGCTATTCCCACGGGTTGGCAACTGGGATTTCGCGACCGGCAAAGGCCTGACCCTGATCGGGCCGACCGGGCACGGAAAAACCCGGCTGGCCGTGCGGGCGATGAAATCCGCCTTCGACCGCGGGGCCCGTGTGGAAATCCTGCGGTGCGCCGAAGTGCGCATGGAACTTTGGGAGAGCTTCGCCGCAGCCAGCAAGCTGGTGGCCCGTGCGAGCAAACCCGACGTGCTGCTGCTGGATGACCTCGGCCAAGGCGCGAAAAGCGAGCAAATCGACGAAGTGACCTTGGCCATCCTCGAGGCGCGAACCGCCGAAGGCCGCCCGACCCTGACCACCACGCAATTCACCGACAACCGACTGATCGACCGATTTTACAGGCCCGAGACCGGCGAAGCCATAGTGCGCCGGGTGGGCCAGCAATTCGCCACCATCCTGAACCTGACCCCAAAGCCATGACACCAAACGCCCGTGCGAAAATTTTCGCATCCCTGATTCTGATGCTGCCACTACCGGCCACCGCGCTGGTGCTGATTACCATCGGCCCGCCATTCCCCGAAGGATTCTTTGTTGCCGCCGCGGCGTTCACCGTGGTGCTGGCGCTGGCGCTTGCCGGTGCCCGCGACTTCGACGGGATCCGGCGCGACTTCCACGGCGGTGCGCCAGCCTACTGGGTGCCGTGCACCGTGTGGCTGGTGGCGTGCGTTGCCGCTGCCGCCGCGGGGTGGCTTCCCTTCGCCGTGGCGCTGGTGCGCTGGGTGATTTTCTCGGCCGGGGCGCTGCATGCGCTTGCGGATTTCGGCTGCCGTGTCAAAAACCGCTGATCCATGAACACCCTGACACCCGACGAAACCGCCATCATGCACGACGTGGGCACCCTGATGGTGCGCACCATGGCACTTGCCGCCCTGAAACGCGATGCCGTGCGGATCGACAGCCGGGACATGCTCGGCCGGCCGCGCCACGTGCGCGTGAACGTGAACGCCGACCCCGACGACGTGCCGCTGATTCTTGGCGGCCGTGGAACCAACGCCAAGACCGTGCGCGAACTCGCGGCGATGGCGTGCCCGGCCGGTGCCTACATCGATTTGCACCTGGTGACCGCTGCCGAGAGCGGCGAGCGAAACCCGCGGGACTTCGGCGACGCCAGCGAACTGGAAGCCGCCCTTGCCCGGGAAATTGCCGAAGTGGTGGCATCGTGGCACGTGGCCCTTGGCGACGACCCGCCGGTGGTGCGCTACGAAGCCACGCCGCGGTGCGACATCTGGCTGGTGCAAGGCCGGAACATTCCGGGCAGCGCCATGGGCAGCCTTCGCAGGCTGATCGGGTGGGCCTGCAAAGTGAGGGGCCGCAACGGATTCGTCGAATGGGAAAGCCCACGCTGAACGCCCTGACCCGTGGCAGGTTGACCGCCTACCCGCACGACAACGTGCTGCGGTGGCGCGTGACTTCCAACAGCCGCCCGGACATCGAACACGTGGTGGACCTCGGCGCGTGGCACGGCAACGGCGCATGCAGTTGCGAGCACTTCGAATTCCGCCTTGCCCCGTTGCTGCGGGACGGCATCGGGGGAGGCGGAAAGGCCACCCGGTGCGGCCACATTATGGTGGCCCGCGAGGCCTTCGCCAACCACATGATTCAGATCCTGAGCGCCCGCGCCGCGGAGCTGGCCCGCGCAACCGCCCCGTGCCCCGAGTGCCAGGGCGACGCCGAAGACCCCGACGGGACGCCCTGCTGGTGTTGCGAAGGTGCCGGTGCCGTTCCATCCGACTGATGCGCAAATTTTCGCAACCCCCACAACACGACACCCCACGACCATGGCCGGAAAAAACAACGGAACCGCCTTTGAACGCGACCTGCAAACGATCTTCGACGCCTACCTGAGCCAAGGCCGGGCGAAAATTCACAAGGTGGATCCACCCACGAAGGTGCTCGGCAAAAAAGTGCTTTTCCTGCCCAACGACTGGCTGGACTTCGCGGGCACGTGGACCGAACGGGGCGGCCGGGCGCTGGTGATCGAAGCGAAGACCACGCAAGAACCCACGCTGCCGCTGGGTGGCAGCCGCGGGCTGACTGAAACCCAGTGGCGCAACGCCATGGACTGGCAACGCGCCGGTGCCATGGTGCTGCTGCTTTGGGAATTCCGCGGCGAAATCCGGGTGACCACGCCCACCATGGCGATGCACGCTTGCCGCGAAAACGACCGCAAAAGCCTGCGGTGGTGCGACGCCCACAAACTGCCCACGGGCACCGGATGGGTGCGATTTGACCCACTCACTTGGGCAGCACGCTTGACAGACTGAACGAAACGGGCCACAAAAGGCGCATGGACTCACCGACGACCCCCAAGGAACTGAGCGACACCCAGCTTGCCCCGCTGGTGGCGTGGGCGCATTCCAACCGCGGCGCGATTGGCAGAATTGCCGACCGCATGGCGAAAAAGAGCGGCCACGCCGTCAACCGCCACATGGTTGGAAGGTGGCTTGCCCAAGAACCGGAAAAGCGCATTCAGCCGAGCCACGGCTACGCCCTTCTCATGGCCGACGTTGTGGCCGAGCTTCAAGACGAAGATCGGGCGCGAACCGCTGCGGCCACTGCATAAACCAACCACCCCCAACCCCAAAACACGACGATGCAAGACCACCCCATCGCGGGACTTTTCCCGCTGATTCCACAGGCCGAGTTGAACGAACTGGCCGAATCCATCCAACGAAGCGGCCAGCGCGACGACATTGTGCTTTTCGAAGGCATGATCCTTGACGGCCGCAACCGTTTCAGAGCCTGCGCCATTGCCGGGGTGAAACCCCGCACGCGGATCTTCGACCCGAAGAAAGACGGCCCCAGCCCGCTGCGCTTCGTGCTCGATTTGAACCTGAGCCGCCGCCACCTGAGCACCAGCCAACGCGCCGCGATTGCGGCCGAAAGCCTGAAGATCATGGAGACCATGGCGAAGGCCGCCGCAGGTGCCGCCGCAGCGCCGACGAAGCCAGCGCCGCTCAAGGCCTACGACCCGGCGGAAGCCGCCGACGAAGAGGCGGAATCGAGCGCACCCAACTCGCCCCAGGCTGAAGCCATTGCGGAATCGGCGAACCCCGACGACGACGTGCTGCCCGAAGACATGCCGGAAGCCACGCCCAAACCGACGGTGGCCGAAACCGCCGCATCCATGGGCATTTCCAAGCGGAGCGTCGAGCACGCCAAAGGACTTTCCCCCGAGCACCTCGAGGAAGTGAAGACCGGCCAGAAATCGCTTCACAAGGCCAAGCAGGAAGAGGAAGCCGAGAAACTGAAGAAAGAGCGGAAAGACGCCATCAAGCGCGTGGCCAAGGTGTGCGGGAAGGAATTCGCCGACGCCATGGCCCGCAACACCATCCTGAAGACGGTGAAGGAACTGGCGGCGTTCCTCGCCTTGGATGACGACCAGATGCGAGCCGTTCAACCGCTGATTTCCACGGGCTGGAAGGTGAAAAAGGCGCTGGCCCACGCGCTGAACGCCATCACCGGCGACAGCACGATTTCCGACCTCCTGAACAAAGCCATCGCGGCCGGTGGCGACGAATTCACCGTGGTGGTGAACGGCTGGGAGGTGACCGCGATCAACGTCGGGGCAAGCCACAACAGCGACGGCAGCCCGGCGAAGAACCCCGCAAAGTAAGCCCTTCGCCCGGGCGACCGGGCGCGGATAGAAACGCAACCACCAACCGCACCAACACCATGCCGAAAGCAACCACCGCCAAGAAAGCCGCCCGCCGCCGCAAAGTGATTTGCCGCGCCACCACCGTCAACGCGCCCGGGGAATACGGGAAGGTCAGCGCCCTGCTGAAACTTTCCACGCCCGAGCTGAAAAACCTGCTTCGCGCCGCCGGGATCGGGATCCCCAAGGACAAGCAGACCATGGCCGAGCGCCTCGCCGTGCATGAAGCCGTGGCGGTGGCCGTGACGACTGAAGCAGTCGTCTTCGGGCGACCCGGCGCGAAATGATTTGCGGGCCGCCAGTTCCGGGGGGGACTCTGCGGCCAGCAACACCACGGTGCCCCGGGTGGGAAACTGCCCGGGGCACCCACTTTCACCCCAACCGATGACCAGCCAAGACCGATGAAATTTACCCTCCGAGACTACCAGCAGCAGTTTTGCCGCGCCGTGGTGAACGCCTTCACCGTGGGAGCCGAAGGCCAAGGGCCATTCGACAGGGTGCTGGGTGTGGCCGCCACAGGGGCGGGCAAAACCATCATGGCCGCCGCGCTGGTGTGGTGGATCACGCGCCGGCCGCGCCGCACTGGCCGGGTGCTGATGCTGGCCGACACCGACGAGCTGGTGCAGCAGGCCGCCGACAAGATACTGCAAGCCACGGGGCTGATTCCCGACATTGAAAAGGCCGCCAGCATGGCCGACCACCAAAGCGGCGTGGTGGTGGGATCGATTCAGACCCTGAGCCGACGCCTCGAGCGGTGGCCCGCCGACCATTTCGACCTGGTGATTGCCGACGAAGCGCACCTGAGCATGGCCCGCAACTGGCAAACGGTGCTGAAGCACTTCGGCGACGGTGGCGCGTGGGTGCTGGGGATCACGGCGACGCCAGAGCGCGGCGACGGCCAAAAGCTGATGCGCTACTACGAGCACATCGCCGCCGAAATTGGCCTTTTCGACCTGATCAACCGCGGGCACTTGGCCCCCATCACGGTGCAAGTGTGCCCTCTGCGGATCGATTGCACGGCGCTGGCTTCGAAGAAAGCGGGCCTGAACAAAGGCGACTTCGACGACGGCGAGCTGGAAGAGGCAATCGAGCCCTACCTCGAGGCGATTATTGACGAATGGCAGGCCCACGCCAGCGACCGCAAGACGCTGATTTTTCACCCGAGCATCAGGGCCAGCCAGAAATTCACGGAAATGCTGCAAGCCCGCGGGGTGGCAGCCGCCCACGTTTCCGGGCAATCGAAAGACCGCAAGGCGGTGCTGAAGGGCTTCGAGGAAGGCCGCTTTCAGGTGCTCAACAACGCACAGCTTTTGACGAAGGGCTACGACTGCCCGGACATTGCATGCGTGATCAACCTGCGGCCGACGAAGAGCCGCACGCAATACCTGCAAATGGTGGGCAGGGGCACCCGCACCGCACCGGGCAAGACCGACTGCTTGCTGCTGGATTTCCTTTGGCAGTTCCAAGAGCTTGGCGTCATGCGGCCGGCCGCGCTGGTGGCCCGTGGCGACGAAGACGAAGCCAACGTGGCCGCCGTGATGGAACGCGGCAAGCGGATGACCCTCGGCGAAGCCAGCGAGGAAGCCGAGCGCGAACGCGAACAACTGATCATCCGCCAACTGAAGCGGGCGGCCGAGCGTGGCGGGCGGCAGATTTACGACGCCCGGGTGCTGGGTGCCGTGCTGCATCAACCCGACCTGATCGACTACGAGCCGCGGGCGAAGTGGGAAAAGCTGCCGCTGACACCGGGCCAGCGCCGGTTTCTGGAAAACAACGGGATCGACCCCGCGAGCGTGCGAGGCCTTGGCCACGGCGCGAAGATCATGCACACGCTGGCCGAGCGCCGAAACCACGGCATGGCGACGCCCAAGCAGGTGGCCGCCCTCGCCATGGCCGACGTGCCGCAGCCGCACCAGTTGACCTTCAGCAGCGCACTGGACCGCCTGCAGGCGCTGATTGACGCCGCGCCTGAAGCCGGGCTGGAAGCGCCTGCTACGGCCTACAGCGGCCCGGCAATGGCCCGCGGCGTGAAACTCGACGACTGACCACCCTCCGACGATGACCAACCCCCCAAGACGATGCACACGCCAGACGAATTCAAGGAAGACGGCACCCCTGTTTTCGATTCAATCCAGTGGGAACGCCCGATGGAATTGCAACACGCGCTGATGGCTGGCACCATGCCGGTGCCATGCTGGATCAGGATCGGCCGCACAGCGATGCGGATCAACACGGAAGACGTGCAAGCGGTGTGCCGCGGCATCCTGCTTTCCAGCCTGATGCGTGCGGAATGACGGCCGAAGAGCCAGTGCCAGGCCCCCACAACGTGGAGATTCAGGATCTCCCCGGATACTGGGAATCGGTTTTCGTGGCCGACGACCTGGTGGAAGCCGCCCGCGTGGCTTCCTACATCGTGAAGCGCGACTGGCGGGTGCGCCGCGACGAAACCCGAGTGCGGATCCTTGCCGCCGACGGCCGCGAATGGTAAGCCGTGGCATGAACCACGACAGCGTGCCACTGGTGATTTTCGAAACGGGCGAAGAGGCGGTGAAACACGGCCCCGGTGGCGCGGTGTGGGAAGACGACGAAAGCCACCTTTTCGTGATGCTTCCGGGCACCGGCCGACACCTTGACGCCATCGCGGTGACCAGAGACCAGCAGCGGGCACAAGCGGAAAGCCGCGTGTGGCTGCTGACCGGCGAGCGGTCGAAGCCAACGCTTCACCCCAGCTTGCACGTGCCCGGGTGCTGGCATGGATGGCTCCGCGACGGGCAACTGATTTCCTGCTGATGCGAAAATTTTCGCACGGGAAAGAAAAGTGCCGAAAAAGGCGCAAAAGGTGTTGACTCGTTCACCGGGGCCGGTTATTCATGCCCCCGTGATGAGCGCAACGACAACTGAATTCCCGCACGTAAATTCAATCAAACCCGGATGCTATGCCGTAGTTCTTGCGACCGGCAAGGCTGGCAAGATTACCGGGAAAGGCTTTGGCCGGTATCAATGGGGCATGGCATGGAGCCACGACGAATACACCCAAGCCCCAGCTTGGAAAGTGGATGGATTCGAAGCGAACGAAATTCGCCGCATCAGCCCTGAGCAATACCGTGCACTTCCTGAAAGCCGCAAGATTACGGCCTACGGCCAAGACTGATTTCCCCCGACCACCCCCCGGAACAAAAGCCCGGGCGTGCCAGCCCCCCGAACACGCCCGGGCAACTCCTTTCCCAACCGATGAAGACCACCCCGACAGTTGCCCAAGCCGAAGCCATGCTGATGGCACAGGAAAGCGGCACCGACACGCTGAACCGCCATCAGGGCGGCTTGTGGGCACCACCCACGGCGCTGCTGGACGGCACTGGGCAGCCCGTCGAGCACTGCGGCACGCCCACGGTGCTGGCGATGATCCGCAAGGGGCTGGTGACCGTGACAGCGACCAGCCGCAACCGCCTCGGGGAATTCCCCACCCAAGTGAAGCTCTCCCCCAACACCGAACAATGAAAACGCACAAACAAATGCAAGATGCCACCCTCACGGAAAACCCGCTGGTGGCCCTGATGACCCGAGACGAAAACGGCGGCCGCAACGCATGGCGTGTTGACCGCGTGTTTATCGACGACGACGAAGCCGACGAATACATGGCCCCGCAACGCTACCGATACCCGGAAGACGAACGGGACGTGAATTGGAAGCTGTATGCCATCCCCTGCGCTGGCACGCTGGCCGTGATCGTGAAGGAAGCCCGCGACGCCGCGGAAGCCGACGCCGCAACCGAAGGCATGGAAGTCGAAGTGGCCACCCCGGTGGCGGTGATTGGCAGTGGCGGCCGTGTGGCCGTGCCCGCCGAAAGCCAGCAGCCGGATCCGTTCGACCGCCAGCCCGAGGAACCGAAGGCCCCGGAAACCACCGAAGCGCCCGCACCGGGCTTTTCGGCTGATGACCGCGGCAACGTCGTGGACTTCTACGACGCCGAAGGCGAGCCGGTGGGCAAGATCGACCGCGAAGCCGAAGTGGACGGCGTGCCCGACCGCAAGACGTTCGAAGCCTACCACAGCGCCGAAGACCTCGAGGCATGGATGCGTGCCAACGGCTACGGCGAAGAGCTGGACGAAATCCGCGCCGGATACCCGAAGGCCGACGCCCCCGAGCCGGCCGCGACCGAAGGCACCGAAGCCGCCCCCCAAGGCTGAACCCCAACCCGCCCGGCGGTGACCTCCCCCCAGCGCTGCCGGGCAACCCCTTTCCCAAACCGATGACACACACGACGACACCAGACGGGCTTTCACAGCACCCAGCCAACCGGATTGACCCGCTGAAAAGCGACCTTCCCATCAAGTGGCGCAACACCTACCCGGGGCGCTGCGGGGGATTCTACGCATGGGCCAAGGAACTTGCCCAAACCCTGACCGAAGCCACGCCACCCGACCGCACGGGGATCCTCCAGCACCATGGGCTTTGGCATTTCAACTGGCGCGGGCTGACAGTTCGCATCGCCCCGCACCAGCAACCTGGTGCCATGGTGGTGGTGCTCGAACGCAACCTCAAGCGGCCCGAGTGGAAGCAGGCCCACGGCCGCAAGCAATTCGTTGGATTCAAGGCCCGCACGTGGAAGCGCCTGCAAGCCGCGGTGGCGCTGGCCTTCAATTCGCAGATTTACACCCGCAGCAACGGCGAAGACGGGCAAAACAACACCAGCATCATGATTTCGACGCCGGCCGCGCTGCGGTGGATCGAAGGCCTTGTGGCGAATTACCGGGCGGTCCCTGACTGCTTCAGGATGACCGACGACGAAAAGGCCAGGCTGAAGGCCGTCGACGAATGGGCAAAGGGCGTGGCCGAAATGGTGAACCGCCGGTGCCGCCCACCATATGCTGAGTATCACCGGATCGATGCCGCCACCGCCGAAGTGGGCGCTGGCCCGCTGAAAGGCCAGACGATCACCATCAAGGGCCGGATTTACAATCCGGCCGACTACCCGGCCGAGCAAAGGGCCGATGCCTTCCAAGCCGCCATCACGCGGATTTTCGACACCGCCGAAACCTACTTCCCCGAAGGCAAGCAGATCGGCATCACCCTGACCCCAACACCCGAGAAATGACAACGACCACCGCAGACATCCAAGCCGAAGAATTCAACGCCCGCGTGCAACCGGGCGAGTGGATCCGCTACCGCGAAATCAATGGCGAAGGCCCGGGCAAGCTCTACAAGACACGCGCCCCCGCCTACGTGATGAGCGGCCACAGCGCGGTGGTGCACCTTCACGGCAAAAGCGGGTGCGTGCACGTTTCCCACTGCGACCGCGTGGGAGATCAGGAAGCCGCCGCACAGCAAGCCATTCAGGAGCTGGCGAAGGCCGCAGCGACAGGGGAGCCAGCACCGATTGCAGCAGCGCCCAAGAAAGCCCCGCAAACCTACCTGCTGGCCAGCGTGAAGCACTCGAGCACCGGCGACCCATTGGTGGCATGGTGGCGACCCGAGGGGCGCGGCTACACCATCAGCGTGGCACAGGCGGGCACCTTCACGATGACCGAAGCCCTGACAACCGAATACGGGAGCGACAGCACCTTGGCCATTCCGCTGACCGACCTCGGGCACCGACTGGAAGCTGGACCCGACGGCGACAGCTACCCATTCACCGGAGGCAACCGCGAGCTGCTGGAAACCATGCTGCGGATTTCCTGCGAACGTAGGGGGAGGAAACCATGCCGTTGATCAACGAAGCATTCATCCAGCGGATGCAAGCCGAGCTGGAAGCCAACGCACACAAGGGCAACTGGGAAGACTGGAAGCCGGAAGCCGGGGCTTTGATGGATGAGATCGAACACCACGTGCGGAAGCTCGGAATGGCGCTTGCCGCGGTGCTGGTGGCGAAGACCAGACCCATGGCGCTACTGATCAACCGCGAGCGATTGGAAGACAGCCAAGACAAGGTGCGCGAATACGCCGCAGACTTGGGCAACCTCGCCATGAAGGCATTCGACGTGCACGGGGGCGAAAGCCAACCGGCCAAGCCACCGGCCGCGAACACGCCCGAGCCATGATCACCTTCGAAGACGGTCCCGCACAGGGGCAGGCCCTGACACTGAGCCGCGCCCCATTCCTGCTTCGCGTGGTGATCGATGCCGACGGCACCGTGGACGGGCTGGACCAACTGACCGACACCCCGAAGTCCACCGAAGCCGTGCACGTTTACCGCAGGATCGCCGACGCTGGCGTGGCCCACGTGGACAGACGCGACCCCAAGACCGGCCGCCGCACCGGGGTGTGGATGGCCTTCGCGAAATACCGCCTCGCACGGATCCAGCCCACCGATGCCGAAGCCAGGCAAACCGCCGCATGGCAGCAGTGGGCAACAACCAACGCCAAGCACGCATGAAACCACGCCGCATCCAACTGCAACGCCGCAAGGGCTGGACGAAGCCCGACAACACCGTGGTCGTTTCCCGCCCGAGCCCGTGGGGCAACCCATTCATCGCTGAACCCGCACCGGCCGGTGGCTGGCTGGTGGCCGTGACAGGCAAGCAACGCGGCGACGCCCGGGTGAATGACATCGCCCGCGAGATCAACGCCACAGCCCCGTGGCCGAGCCGCGCCGCTGCCGTTCGTGCGGCCGTCGAGGCCTTCCGACGCTACCACGACAACGAACTGAGCCGCCAAAGTGCGCGGAAACACCTCGGCGGGCGCAACCTCGCGTGCTGGTGCCCGATGGGCAGCGCCTGCCACGTGGACGTGCTGCTGAAACTTGCCAACGACATGCAAAAAACCGCGATGATTCCGAACACCAACAAAGGCCGAATTCCCCGAGGCGCTGGCGGTAAAAATGGAGGCCGCCGCCCCGCCGCAGAAATTCCGGCCGCCCCAAAGGCCCCGCCGACCATCTGGCCGGATGGGGGGATCACCCACCCGTGCGGGCACGAAAGCAGTTTCTTCGACGCATGCCGGGCCACCGACGTTTTCGGCTGCCCCACCTGCGGCCTGCGGTGGCGCATGTTGACCGGGCCACCGATCTTGCACGCCAGCGGATGGGTTGAGCCAGGCAAGCGCACGCTGGTGATCGACGAACAAATGGACCTCCCGAGACTTTCTCCATGAACACCGACCGACCAACCATCCCATGCCGATGCTGCAACGGCAGTGGCCGCGAGCCGCTGCCCACCGAATACGCCGACACCCTTGCCCGGATGCGAAAATTTTCGCATGGCGCGACCACGGCCGACCTGATCGCCGCGCCGCGGCAAGTGACCGAAGAGCGGCCCGAGCCCGGGGCGCTGGCCATGCGCCTGAACCGCATGGAAAAGTGGGGGCTGGTGATTCGCCAAGGGAAGCGCGGCAAGCTGATCGTGTGGGGCCTTGGCGCTGCGGCGCTGCCCAAGGCCAAGGCGTGCGCATGCTGCGGCCACAGGCCGGAATGGCGGCACAGCGGGGGCGGCGTGTGGCGGCTGGTGCACAGCAGCGACGCATGCCCCAACCGCGTGGTCGTGGCCGACACCACGCCCGCCAAGGTGGCGCGGCAGTGGAACACCAACAGCTTCCGCCGGATCCCATGACCCAGCCGCTGACCATTCACCGCGGCGACTGCCGCAAGGTTCTGCCGACGCTGCCGAGCGCCAGCGTCGATTGCGTGGTGACCTCGCCGCCATACTGGAACCTCCGCGACTACGGCACCGACGACCAGATCGGCCGGGAGCCGACCGTCGCCGAATTCGTGGAAACCATGGTGGCGGTGTTCCGTGAGGTGCGCCGGGTGATGACGCCCACCGGCACCTTGTGGCTGAACCTCGGCGACAGCTACGCCGCACAGGCCGGTGGTGCCCAAGGCGAGACCAGCCAGCGCAAGGGCCGCCGCCACACCCAGCGCATGGAGACCAAAGGCGGGCTGCCACGCAAGAACCTGGTGGGCGTGCCGTGGCGCGTGGCCTTCGCCCTGCAGGATGACGGGTGGATCCTGCGGCAAGACATCATTTGGCACAAACCCAACCCCATGCCCGAGAGCGTGGCCGACCGGTGCACGAAGGCCCACGAATACATTTTCCTCCTGACCGCGAGCCAGCGCTACTACTACGACGCCAAGGCCATCGAAGACCCGGTGACCGGCAACGCCCACGCCCGGGCCGCCACCACCCACGAAGGCGACGCGCTGCCGTATCTGCTGGCCGGGCTGGAAGCCACCGAAGGCAAACCCCGCGGCGTGAACCCCAAGGCGGAAATCGGCGGCTTCAAGACCCGGCAGAATGCCAGCTTTTCGGCGGCCGTGTGCGACCTGGTGGAAACCCGAAATAAGCGGAGCGTCTGGACGGTGCCGACCACGCCCTTCCCCGGTGCCCACTTCGCGACGTTTCCGCCCGACCTGATCCGGCCTTGCATTCGCGCCGGGTGCCCTGCTGGCGGTGTGGTGCTGGACCCCTTTGGCGGGAGCGGCACCACCGGCATGGTGGCAATCGAGGAAGGCCGCAAGGCGGTGCTGATCGAGAGCAACCCCGAGTTTGCCGACATGGCGGCCGGCCGCGCCGACCCCGCGAGAATTCACCCGACCCTTGGCATCTGATGTTCCACGAACGCTTCGCCATCACCACAGAGCTGCGGGAGTGGACCGCACGGCGGATTGCCGCCGCGAAGCGGGCCGTGCAACGCGAAGCCGACGACATGGCGCTTTTCCCCGAGCTGCGGCGCTTCCACACTGAGCAAGAGCGAATGAGCCAACAGGACGGCAACTACCTGCGACTCGCCGCGGCGCTTCGCAAGGGCAAGGCCCGGTGCTGGCGCGACTGCCGCCGGATCCTGCGGGAACTGCCGCCCGAGATTCGCGAGCGCGTGCGGGCGAAGTGGGAAACCCGGTTCATGCCGGGCAGCCCCGAAAACCTGCATGCCGTGATCCTGATGGAAGCCGGGGAGCCGCACGCCAGCCGCCTGCGGGCCGAAGCCGTTGCCAGGCTTCAGGCCGAGCACACGCCCGGCACGCGGAAGCGCCGGAAAAGGCGCAAGCGCGGATGAAATGAGCCATCCGGCACCCGTTTGCGCTTGGCGAGGCCCGCGCCAGTCGATAGGGAAAACGGCATGAAGCTGGAAGTGCGCATGGTGCCAGTGGCCCGCTTGAACCCCGCCCCCTACAACCCCCGCAAAAAACTGCGAAGGGGCGACCCCGAATACGACGACATCGCCAACAGCCTGCGGGAATTCGGGCTGGTGCAAAACCTGGTGTGGAATGAGCGCACCGGCACGCTGGTCGGTGGCCACCAGCGGTTGACGGTGGCCGTGAACGAATTCCGCGTCACGGAAATGCCGTGCGTGGTGGTGGACCTCGACGAAGCGGCCGAAAAGCGCCTGAACATGATGCTGAACCGCATCGGGCAAGGCCTTTGGGACATGGGCAAGCTGGCCGAACTGGTGCAAGGCCTGAACGCCGACGCCGTGGACGTTTACGGGCTCGGCTTCACCGCTGCCGAGATTGAAGACCTGCTGGGGACGAAGCCCAAGGAAGCCAAGCGCGACCCCGACGCCGAAGTGGTGCCACCCAGCAAGCCGAAGAGCCGCCCGGGCGACCTCTTCCAATTCGTGAGTGCCGACGGCATGCCCACGCACTGGCTGCTTTGCGGCGACAGCACCGACCCCAAGGACGTGGACCGGCTGATGAACGGCCACCGGGCCCGGATCCTCTTCACCGACCCGCCCTACGGCGTGGACTACGACAACAGCCAGCGGGGCGACGGCCGCAAGGCCCGCGGCAAGATCGACAACGACGCGCTGAAGACCACCACGCTGGTGGACTTCCTCACCGCGGCATTCCGCAACGCCCACGCCAACACCATGCCCGAGTGCGCCGCCTACGTGTTCCTCGCCAGCAAGTGCCACATCGAATTCGAAACGGCGCTGCGGGCCGCCGGGTGGGAGGTGCGCCAGCAACTGGTTTGGGCCAAGCACTTGGCGCTTTCCCGGGCGGATTACCACTGGGCACATGAGCCCGCGCTCTATGCGGCCAAGGCGGGCAGCACCACGCCGTGGTTTGGCGACCGATGCCAGACCACGCTTTTTGCCGATGACCGGCCGCCGTTCGCGACCATGAAGAAAGACGAGCTGGTGGCGCTGCTGGAATCGATGACCGGGGCGGCCACCGTGTGGGACGAAAAGCGCGACCCCTCGAGCCAATACATTCACCCGACGCAAAAGCCGGTTTCGCTGGCCCGGCGGGCGATGAAAAACAGCACCCTGCCACGCGACAACGTGCTGGACCTCTTCGGCGGGAGCGGCAGCACCCTGGTGGCGGCCGAGATCGACGGCCGCAACGCCTTCCTGATGGAGAAAGACCCCGGTTTTTGCGACGCCATCGTGCAACGGTATTTCGAGACCTTCGACGAAGTGCTGGTGCTGAAGAACGGCGAGGAAATCAACCCCCACACCTTTTGCACGGCCAATGAGTGATCAAGACGACCTGGTGGAACGGATGGCCGAAGCCGCCGCGGCACGGCTGGCCGAGCACTGCGACAGCGTGGTGGTGATCGTGACCTATGCGCGGCCGGCCGAAGGCCCCGAGGGACCGCGCACGGGCATTTACAAGGCCGGGCGCGGCAACTTCTACGCCCAACAGGGAAGCACCGCCGAATGGCTGCGGCAGAGCCGCGAGCAAACCGACTACCCGACGCCGGATCCCGACGACGGCGAAGACGACGGGGAGCAATGGAAGGGGGCCGAAGCATGAGCCGGGGACGTGGCAGGCCTTCGAAGCTCACGCCCGAGATTCAGGACAAGATTTGCAACCTGATCCGGGCCGGGCACTACTTCAGCACCGCCGCCGCCGCCGCGGGGATCCACGAAGCCACCTTTCACGAATGGAAGGCCAAGGGCGAGGTGGCCAAAAGCGGGCCGTTTCGTGAATTCTGGCTGGCCGTGAAGGAAGCCGAGAGCCAAAGCGAACTGCTGCTGGTGGACAAAATCCTGAAGGAAGGCGGGCCGAAGGGTGCGCTTGAAATCCTGAAGCGCCGATTCCCCGAGCGATGGGGCGACCGCCACCGCCTCGAGCACAGCACGCCCAACGGCCCGATTGGCGTCCACGGCACCGGCACCGCTGGCGCTGGCCCGGCCGTGACCGTGGTCATTGGCGACAAGGCCGACGTGTGGCACGACAACACCTACACCGAAGCCGAGACCCTGACCGAAGACGAGCTGGCGGCGATGAACCCCGACTGATGGCCAAGACACGCAAAAAGCTGACCGGCCGGGCGGTGCCCCTGCCGAAGATGATCGGCAGCGAGTGGGCCAACCGCAAGGCGTGCGAGCGCAAGCGGGCGTTTGACCTGCGGGTGAAGGCCGAAGTCATGGCGCTGGCCATCATGAACCACAGGAACCGCCGCAAGCGCCCCACGGCACCGCTGCGGGCCTACCAATGCCCGATCTGCGGCAAGTGGCACCTGACCCACAAAGAGCAGATCCCGCGAGAATGAGCGTCGCCCCGAAACATTCCGACCGCGTGGAATACCGGCTGCAACCGCAGCAGGCGAAGGCCTTCACCGTGCCCGCCAACGAAATCCTTTACGGCGGGGCGGCCGGTGGCGGCAAAAGCCACCTGATGCGCGTGGACGCCATTTTCTGGTGCCAGCAGGTGCCAGGCCTTCAGGCCTACATCTTCCGGCGCAACTACGGCGACTTGCGGCTGAACCACATGGAGGGGCCCACCAGCTTCCCCGAGCTGCTGGGGCCGCTGATCAAGGCCGGGAAGTGCGAGATTGTGGCCGAGGAAATCCGCTTCAGCAACGGCAGCAAGATCCACCTTTGCCACCTTCAATACACGAAGAGCCTGCAAAAATACCAAGGGGCGGAAATCCACTGGCTGGGGATCGATGAGCTGACCCACTTCGAGGAAAAGCAATACCGCTACCTACGCGGCCGTGTGCGCCTTGGCGGCCTGAAGGTGCCCGACCACCTGAAGCACCGGCTGCCGCGGATCGTCTGCGGCACCAACCCCGGCGGCATTGGCCACAACTGGGTGAAACGCTGCTTCATCAAGCTGGGTGCCATGCGCGTGGTGCAAATGCCCAAGAAAGAGGGGAACATGCGCCGGGTGTTCATCCCCGCGAAGCTGGAAGACAACCCGGCGCTGCTGGCCAACGACCCGGACTACGAAAGCCGCCTCGAGGCCTTGGGCGACCCCCTGCTTGTGCGGGCCATGCGGGAAGGCGACTGGGACGTGGTCGCGGGCGCGATGTTCGGCGAGGCGTGGCGTAAAACCCGGCACGTGTGCAAGCCCTTCCCCATTCCGGTGGACTGGAAGGTCTGGCGCGGTGCCGACGACGGCTACGCCGCCCCGGCGGCCTGCTACTGGCTGGCCGAAAACCCGGCCACCGGCACCATTTACGTGGTCGACGAACTCTACAAGGCGGGGATGCTGCCGCACGACTACGCGCAACGGGTGCTGGAAAAGGACAGCAACCTCGAGCGCGACGAAAACGGCGAAGTGACGCTGAACAGCGAACGGCTGGACGGCCTGATGGACGCCGCGGCATTCAACAACAACGGGCAGAGCGACACCCCACGCGGGCCGCAGATCGTGAAGGCCGGGGCCAAGTTCAGGCCGGTGGACAAGTGGCCAGGCAGCCGGATCCACCGCGTGCAAGACTTCCACCGCCGACTTGGCACCAACGAACGCGACCCCGAGAAAGGCCCGGGCATTGTGTTCTTCGACCGCTGCCGCATGGCCATCGAAACCATTCCCACGCTGCCACGCGACCCCAACAACATCGAAGACGTGGACACCGACGGCGACGATCACGCCTTTGACGCCGTGACCTACGGCCTGCAATGGAAGAGCCAGAAAGTCACCCGCAAGCGCGTGAACTCCTGATGCGAAAATTTTCGCATGGCGGGGAAAAGTGCCATAAAAGGCGCAAAAGGAATTGACGGCCGGGCCGATCTACGGCAAACCGGCCGTGCATGATACTGATAAGCAAACTGATGACCCGCCTTTTCCTGAAGGCGAAGCCCGCCCCGGTGCCGACGCCTTCCAAGCCGCTGCCCGCCTACCTTCAACGCCATGCCGAGGCCCAAGACAGGGGGGACTTCCGCCCATGAAATACCGCATTGCCGATTTGTTTTGCGGTGCTGGCGGCACTTCCGCGGGAGCCGTCGAAGCGGTGGAAGCCATGGGCTACAAGGCCGACTTGACGGCCATCAACCATTGGCCGCGTGCCATTGAAACCCACACCGCGAACCACCCCGGTGCCAGGCACCTTTGCACGGGCGTGGATTCCGTGAACCCCCGCGACCTCTTCGGCGAAAACGAACTGGACCTGCTTTGGGCAAGCCCTGAGTGCACGCACCACAGCATTGCCCGGGGAGGCAAGCCCATCAACGACCAGAGCCGGGCCACGGCGTGGTGCGTGGTGCGGTGGGCCGAAGCGGTGCGCCCGCCGGTGATCCTGATTGAGAACGTGCCCGAGTTTCAGACGTGGGGCCCGATTGGCACCAACGGCCGACCACTGGCCAGCCGCAAGGGCGAGACCTTCGAAGCGTGGAAGAACGCGCTGCGGTCCCTCGGCTACAAGGTCGACCACCGGATGCTTTGCGCCGCCGACTACGGCGACCCGACGACGCGCACCCGCCTTTTCGTGCAAGCCGTTCGCGGCCGGCGCAAGATCGTGTGGCCGGAAGCCACCCATTCGAAGGAAGGCGACCTGCTGGTGACACGGCGCTGGACGCCCGCCCGGGAAATCATTGATTGGAGCCTCCCCGCGGGCAGCATTTTCGAGCGCAAGAAACCGCTTTCCCCAAAGACCTTGGCGCGGATCGCCGCCGGGCTGCGGAAATACGGCCTTGGCCCGTGCATTGTGGCATGGGACCACACCAGCGGGGGCGCTGGCGCTGGCGTGGCTTCGGTGGAAGAGCCGCTTTCCACGGTGGTGACGAAGGCCCGCCACGGCGTGGCCGAGCCCTTCCTTGTGGCGCTGCGGGGCACCAGCCCCGGGCAGATTAGAAGCAGCGCGAAGAGCCTTGACGACCCCGCCCCGGCGCTGACCGCGGGCGGCCAGCACCTTGGCATGGTTTCGCCGTTCCTGATCAAGACCGCCAACGGCGAAAGCCGGGCCGGTGAAGCCAGCCGGGCACGGTCCCTTGACGACCCGGCACCGACGATTTGCGGCGAGCGCGGCGATTTGGCGCTGATCGAACCTTGCCTGATGGGGCAGCAAAGCGGTGCCGCCCTGCGACCTATCAGCGAGCCAGCGCCCACCGTTTCGACGGCCGGGGCCATTGCGCTGGTCGAGCCCTTCCTCGTTTCCTACTACGGCACCGGCGGGGCGCGTTCCATTCACGCACCGCTTGACACCGTGACGACGAAAGACCGGCTGGGGCTGGTGCGCCCGGTGGTCGAGATCGAGGGCAACCGCTACCTGCTGGACATTCGTTTTCGGATGCTGCAACCCCACGAACTGGCAGCGGCACAGGGATTCCCCAAGGGCTACACCTTCACGGGCACGAAAACCGATCAGGTGAAGCAGATCGGCAACGCGGTGCCCCGCAGGCTGGCCCGGGCGATTGTGGCCGCCGTGGTGCGCCAGCAGGCCGACGTTTCCGACCTGGTGCTTGCCGAAGAGGCGATGGAAAGGGGGGCAGCATGAGCGATGCGAAAATTTTCGCATTCCGCGACCAGCAGCCCGAGGCCTGCGAACTTCGGGTGCTGACCGTGCGCGACCCGTGGGCGACGATGATCGCGGCCGGCCGCAAGCAGTGGGAGACCCGCACCCGGAAAACCCCCTTCCGCGGCTGGGTGGCCATTCACGCCGGTGTGGCCATGACCCGGCCGCAGATCGACCTTGCCAAGCACTTGGGCTTGGATCCACGCGAGCTTGCCACGGGGCGCGTGGTGGCCATTGCCGAGCTGGTGGCGACCATGCGCACGGTGGACATGGACGCCGCGCACTTCGGCAAGGGCATCAGCGACGAAGAGCGCCTGCTTGGCGACTACACGCCGGGCCGGTGGGCGTGGAACCTCCGCAGCGTGCAAGCCTTCCGTGGCCCGAAGCTGAAGGGCAAGCTCGGGCTCTGGAAGCCGACCGAAACCCAGCGTGCGCAAATTTTCGCATGCTACCGCCGCACCTTTTCCCAACACTGAAATGCCAACACCAACCGAAACCATCGAACACGCCGCCAAGCGTGCCAGGGACGCCGCCGACGACTTCAAGCTGCTGCATGGGGTGAGCCCCAACGCGCTGATGGCCGGGCAACGCTACGTGGCCGCCATCCTTAAAGCCACCCAAACGCTGGGCATGCTGGGGCAGACGAAGACCATCAACCAGTTGCTGCCCGAGTGCCCGAAGCTGAAGCAGCGCATGATTGGCGGCATGCCCATCATCATTTCCAACCGCGACGACGACCACCTTTCCGCCGTGCTGGTGGGAGACTACGAAATCCTTGCCGCCAGACCACAACCCCAACCCGCAAAACGATGATCCGCAGACCCAACACCATCAGCCTTGCCGCCATGCTGGCGGCCGTTGCCGCACCCGACTTTGCGGCCGAGCTGGAAGCCTCGAGCAAGGCCGTCAACCTTCACGTGGTGAAGATTCCCCAAGGGCTGGCCGTGGCCACCTACCACAACGCCAGCACGCAAGAGACCGTGCGCATTTTCGTGCGCGACGCCGGGGTGATCGCCCGCGACCTGCCCGGCCAAGGCCCCACGAAGTTCAGGCTGACCCGGATCGAACCGGCAACGCCCGGGTTTCTGGAATGGTATGTTGACGGCCGGATCTGGCCCGACATCCGGCGCGAATACTACCGGCCCGAGCCGTGGGAAGTGCTGCTTTGGAGATGGAGCCCCGAGGCGGCCGAGAGCATCGCCGCCGGGGCGCTGGTGCTGCGGGAGATTGGCAAGGCGAGCTGCAGGGGCTGCGGAAAGCCCCACTGGCAGCACGAACGCGACGACGAAAGGAAGGTGTGCGTCGACTGCGAAGGCCGGGAAGCGCCGAAGTTCAGGCCGAAGAAACCGCGGTGGAATTACGAGCCATGCCAGGCGTGGCGCGGCACCGTGATCGTGGGGCGCGTGGACGTTCCAACATGGTGGTGCGCCGGGATGGAAGGCCAGCGCCGGAAGTGCGTCAAAGTGGTTTCGTGGGACGGCCAACCGTTCTACGTCGACGACGAAGACGGCCGGGGCACGGTCAAGGTTTACGACCGCGGGGGCGGGCCAGACAGCAGCCACGCGAGCATTCCCGTCGATGACCACGACAGCTTCGAGCTGATCGACGACGGCCCGCTGGAACCCATCGAAGAGCTGCAACCGGCGCAAGCCATTGCACCCATGCGCGTGGGTAGAAACGAAACGTGCCCGTGCGGATCCGGGCAGAAATTCAAAAAGTGCTGCGGCCGATGATTGCGAGCGAAGCCAACCGGGCCATCCTGCGGGCGCTATGGCACCGGCACTGCGAAGACGTGGCCGCCACCGAAGTGAACGTGCCCACGGCCACCGGCAAGGGCGTGACGAGCCAGCGCATGGATTTCTTGGCCATTGCCCCGAGCTGGTCGAAGCCGCGGGTGATCTGCTACGAAGTGAAGGTGGACCGCCGGGACTTCGTGCATGATACGAAGTGGCAAGCCTACCTGAAGACCTGCCACGAACTGATTTTCGTCACGAAGGCGGGCGTGGCGACGCTGGCCGAGATTCCCGAGGAAGCGGGCTGGCAGGAACTGAGCGCCAACGGCAAGGTGCTGATGACACGCAAGAAAGCGCCGCGGCACGCGCTGGACGTGAACGTCGAGGCGGGGCTTTACAAGCACCTCCTGATGCGGATCGGAAAGAAGGGCTTCGTGCCAAACCGCGAATTCTTCGAAGACTGGCTGCGCACGAAGCGCGAAGAGCGCGTGCTCGGCCGCATGGTGGGCCGGGAACTGGCCGTGACGGTGGCCGAGCGCCTGCGCACGATGAAACGCGAGGTGGACGCCGCCAACGCCCGCAGCGAAAAGCTGGAAGGGATCCGCGAGACGCTGAAGGCGCTGGGTGTGCCCAACCCCGACACGTGGGCGCTTCACCAACTGAGCTACGGCATCGAACGCGAGCTGAAGAAAAGGCTTCACGCACAGCAGATCAGCGGGGCGCTGGCCGAAGTGCCACGCCTGAGCGACGAAATGAAGGCGCTGGCCCAAAGCCTTGGCCGGGTGGGCGACCTGCTGCGCAAGATCGATGACGCCGCCCGGGAGGAAGCCGAGCGAAACCCAGCCGCCTGATGCCATGCCGGTTGATTGGAGCCGATACCCTGCGAACTGGCCCCGAGTGGTGCGCGTGATACGCCGCCGCTCGGGCAACCGGTGCGAGTGGTGCCAGGCTGCCAACGGCGAGCCGCACCCGGTGACCGGCAGCATCGTGGTGCTGACCACGGCGCACCTCGGCGAGCCCTACGCCACCGGGGCCGACAAGCACGACAAGATGGACATCCGGGCCGAAAACTTGGCCCACCTTTGCCAGCGGTGCCACCTGAACCACGACCGCGAAGAACACCGTGTGAATGCCACGCGCACAAGAGCCGAAAAGCGGGCCGCAGGAACGCCGCTGATGCTCTGAAAATAAAGGCTCGCCAGCCGCCGGGGTTTTTGGTAATAACCCGGCAACAAGTTTCCCAACCCCACAACGATATGACCGACAACAACAACCTGGTGGCATTTCCCACCACAATCCAAGAGGGCCACGAATGGGTGGCCGCATTCCGCCAGCCCCTGCCCATGCAGGGGATGGCCAACCTCTGCAAGGCCATTGCCGAGTGCTACGGCGAAGACGCGAAGATTGCCCCGACGGGTGAATGGATCGCGGTTTCCGGCAAGCGGCCCGGCGAATTCAAGCCCGCGACGCGGCCGGCGCGAAACTGGCGCGTGTGCGAGATCCACCCCGAAGACGCGGGCGACGGTGGCGTTTTCACCGCGATCACGGCCGAGCAAGCCGCCGCGGCAATGCTGAAGCGCCACCCCAGCGTGGCCGACTTCGACCGCCTTTACGTGTGGCCCGACGGCGAGGCACCCGGGCCCGACAACCTGCTTTTCGTGCCCACCAACGCCATCAAGAATTCAGACGCATGGATGGCGCAAAAGGCCAGCGAAAGCGAAGAACTGCCGCTGCGCAACTGCGACTGCGGGCAGGTGATGAACTTCGACACCGACGTGCACGGCAACGGCATTGGCGATTTCTTCGTGAAGTGCCAGGCCTGCGGCGAGGAAAGCAACCAGATCCGATGCGAAGGCCGACGCCATGCGGCCGAGCGGTGGAATTCCCGCTTCATGGCGGGCGACGACCTCGAGGCATAACCCCAACCCCCAACACCAACCCCATGAACTATCAGAAAACGATTGTCGGCGGGCGTTTCACGCACGACCACGAACTGCGCTACACCCCGAAGGGCACCGCGGTGCTGACCAACACCATCGCCGTGAACCGGAAGAGCCGGGACGCCGCGGGCAACACCCAAGAATCGGTGACCTACTTCGACGTAAAAGCCTTCGGCATCACCGCCGAAAACCTTCACAACTACACCGGCAAGGGCTCGCCGATTCTTGCCGAAATGCGGATGGAAAACGAGCGGTGGGAAGACAAGCAGACGGGCCAGCCCCGCAGCAAAAACGTCTTCGTGGTGGAAACCTTCAGCTTCGTGGAAAGCGCCAAGGACGCCGCACAGCGTGGCGAGCAACGCCCGCGGGAGCCACAGCAGCGACAGCAGCCGCAAGGCCAGCCACAGGGCGGCCAGCCGCAACGTGGCCAGCCACAGAATGGCCAAACCGGGTTTGTGGACACCTTCGACGAAGACGACGACATCCCGTTTTGATGAATGGCAGCCAGCAGACGAATCGACAAGACGCCCCGGCCCGTTCGCGAGCCGGAAAGATACGTGTCCATCACCGGAGTGGCCGACCCCGTGCCGCTTCGGTTTGTGGGCGCGAACTGCCCCGGCTGCGGCCGGGCGATTTCCGACGGGGGCGCATTCCTGAACCATGAACGCAAGACCATTGAATTTTGGCGCTGCGCGGCGTGCGGTGGCTACGCTTTCGAGCCTTACCCCGAGATCCGGGCCGACCCGCCCGGCCACTGCGGAGCTGGCGCGAACGCTGGCTGATGCCGCCGAAGCCGCCACAGGCGTGCCAGCGTGGCAGGTGATGAGCCGTGCCAGGCCTGCGAAGGTGGCCATCGTGCGGCAAGTGATCTACTACCTTTTGCGGGAGTGCTGCGCGGCGACGTGGGAGGAAGCGGGCGCGGCATTCGACCGCGACCACGGCACGGCAATTCACGGCCACCGCGTGGTGCGTGCCATGCTGAAGGTGGAAGCCGACGGGCCCGACCAACCCACCACGAAGCTGATCCGCAACCTATGCGCCGCGGCAGAATTGCCGGTGCCACGCGAAGCCACCGAAACGCCGGGCTTGTAAGAACACCCCGGGCTTGTCATGGTGGCGCATCGCCCGCACCGCCATGGCCGCCAAACCGAAAACCATCCCCAACACCGGAAAGCCCGCCAACGCCAAAGGCATTGCGAGCTACCGGGCCGAGCATCCCGACTATGTGGCATCCCTTTCGAGGTGGGAGCGCATTCGGGACGTCGTAGGCGGCAGCGATGCCGTGAAAGCACGCGGCAAAACCTACCTGCCCGCGCTGCATGAACAGGAGTCGAAGGATTACGAGCGATTCAAGACCCGCGCCGTTTTCTTCAACGCGACCGGCCGCACGCTGGCCGCACTGGTGGGGCTGCTGATGCGCAAGACGCCCGAGCTGGCCCACGACGACGCGCTGGCCGACTTCATGGCCGACGTGGACGTGCAAGGCACGGCGTTCAACGAATACGTGCGCACGGTGGTCGAGGAAATGAACGGGCCAGGCCACGGCGGCACCCTGATCGATTGGAGCGACGAAGAGGGGCGGCCGTATTTCGCGCACTACCTTTCCGAAGACGTGACCAACTGGAACGTCGAGCGCGTGGCAGGCCGCAACGTGCTGACCATGCTCACCCTGCGGGAGACCGGCCACCGGCTGAACACGGTGACCCTTGACCACGACGAATTGGAAACTTTCCGGGTGTTCCGACTGATCGACGGCCGGGTGCAACTCGAGGTGACCACGTGCGTTTCTGGCACCGAAAGCAGCAGCGAAATCCGCGAGCTGAAGCGCCGCGGCAAGGCCCTGACCGCCATCCCCTTCGTGTTCCACACCCTGAAGGGAAACAAGCCGGTGGTGTGCAAGCCGCCGCTGGAAGACATGGCCGAAATCAACCTGAGCCACTACCGCACCAGCGCCGACCTCGAGAACGGCCGCCACGTGGCCGGGCTGCCGACGCCCTACGCTTTCGGCTTCGACCCCAAGGAAGACCTCACGATGGGCACCACGCATGCGTGGATTTCCGACAACACCGAAGCCAAGGTGGGCTTTCTGGAATTCACCGGCAGCGGCCTGACCGACCTCAAGGACGCGCTGAAGGAAAAGCAAGAGCAGATGGCCATCATGGGGGCGCGGATGATCGAGCCGCAAAAAAACGAAGCGGAAACCTTCGGCACGGTGAAGCTGCGGGCCGATGCCGAGCAAAGCACGCTGGTGAACGTCGCGGAAACTGCCAGCGCCACCCTGAGCCTTTGCCTTCAGTGGGCGGCGTGGTGGGTGGGCACCGCGGCGAGCCCACGCGACCTTGCCGAAAAGAACTACATCGTTCTTTCCACCGACTTTGTGGGCGCGAAGATGGACGGCCAGACCTTCACGGCGCTGGTGGGTGCCTTCCAGATGGGTGCGATTTCGTGGCCGACGTTCTTCTACAACCTCCAGCAGGGCGAGGTTTACAAGGACGGCTGGACCGAAGAGGACGAAGTCGACGCCATGGCCAAGGCCCCCGTGCTGACCCCGCCGAAGAGCCCGGACCCCAAGCCGGATCCGAACGCCGACCCAGGCAAGCAGGGCGGTGGCGCGGCCGGCGCGTGACGCGCAAATTTTCGCACCCCCTGACCGATGGCCGAAAACATCACCACCCTGCTGGCCGACGACGCCAAGGCCCACACCATTGACCTGCTGCGGATCGAAGCGGGCATGCGCAAGCAGGTGGTGGGCATGCTGGAAGAGCTGGAAACCGACCTGCTGAAGCAACTGGCCAGCACCGACCTGACCACGGCCAAGAAAGAGCGGCTGCAGGCGTTTCTTGACCAGACCAGCGCCCAAGTTTCGAGCGCCTACAAGCAAATCGCCGACATTGGCGAGGCGAACCTCGAAAAGGTGGCGACGATCACCAGCAAGCAGACCGCGAAGAGCCTTGACGCCAGCCTGAAGGTGAACCTCGGCACCGTGCTTTCGCCGCAGCAACTGACCGCCATCGCCCGCGGGCCGATTGTGGAAGGAAGCCCCATGAAAGACTGGTGGGACGGCCAAGACATTGCCGCGCAACGGCGGTTTCGCGGAGCCATTCAGCAAGGGCTTTTGCTCGGCGAAGACATGGCGGCGATTCAACGGCGGGTGCGTGGCACCAAGGCCAGCGGCTACAGCGACGGGGCGCTTTCCGTTTCCAAACGCGAGGCACAGGCCCTGACCCGCACCGCGGTGCAAGCGGTGGCCAACCAAGCGAAGCTGGACACCCTGAAGGAAAACGACGACGTCGTGAAGGGCATCGAATGGGTGGCGACGCTGGACGCCCGCACCACAAAAACGTGCATGGCGCTGGACGGCAAGCAGTGGCGCTTGCCCGACCTGAAGCCCATCGGGCACGACAAGCAATTTCCCGGGCCGGTGGCGCACTGGGGCTGCCGCAGCACGCAAGTGGCGGTGACCTATTCGTGGGCCGAGCTGGCGAACAAAAAACTGGCGGCGAAGAAAGGCGCGACCTTCCAAGAGGCCTTCCAAAAGCGGCTGCAAGAGCAGGGATTTACGCCCGAGGAAGCCGCCAAGATCGAAGCCAACCAGCGGGCCAGCATGGACGGCCAAGTCAGTGATTCGAAAGACTGGCAAGCGTGGCTGAAGGGCAAGGGCGACGCCTTCGCACTGGAAAAGCTGGGGCCCGGCCGGTTCAAGCTCTGGAAGGAAGGCAAGCTGACCCTGAGCGACCTCACCGACCAGCAGGGCCGAGAGCTGACCCTTGCCGAGCTGGAAGCCGCAATCGACGGCGGCAAGCCAGCGCCCGAGACCGAAGGCCGCACCTTCGACTTCAAGCCAGCGGGCACCGTGCCAGGCTACAACGCGGCACAGGAAGCCGCCGCCAAGGTGGCCGTGATGGCAGAGCAGCAGGCCGCCGCCGCCGCGAAGCTGGCCGACTACAAGGCCACCGCCGAAGGGCAGACGCTGAAAAACAAGTGGGCGAAAAAGGTCGACGCTGAACTTGGCGAGGCCCCGGCAACCGACAAGGTGGCATGGGTGGAAGCCAAGGCCGCCGAAGAGCAGGCGGCGAAGAGCAAGGCCAGCGTGCTTTCCACGGCCAAGAAAAAGCTGCTGGCCGGTGAAGCACCCACCCCGGCGCAACAAAAGCTGATCGACAGCCTGACCCCCGAGGAAAAGGCGAACTTCGACGAAGCCGTGGCCGACGCCAAGGCCGCCGTCGTGGCGAAGCAGGCGGAAGCCAACGCCACCGAAGAGCTGAAGGCGCTGGCCGCCAACGGGCACCCGCTGCAAAAGCAGGCGGTGGCCACCGCGGCGACGAATGGCGGGAGCCCCGTCGAGCAACTGGCATTTGCCGCCAGCACGGCCAACAGCCAGGCGCTGACCGCCCTGCAGCAGATTGCCACCGTGCCCGAGGGGCAGACGCTGAAGCACAAGAGCCTTGCCCAACTGCTGGGGGTGAAAGACGTCCAGACCGGCGACAGCATGGTGAAGCTGGCGAGCCACCCCGAGCCGTTGGAACTGCTGAAGCAGGTGGAAGCCACCGCCGCCGAAAAGCAGGCACAGGCGAGCGCCGCGGCGAAGATTTCCGGGGCCAAGAAAAAGTGGCTGGCCGGGGAGCCGTTCACGGCCGCACAGCAATCGGCGTGGGACACCCTGAGCCCCGAGCAACAACAGGGCTACCTCGACACGTGGGCCGAGCTGAAGGCCAAGGCCGTGCCGACGCTGCCGCCAGCCGCAGCCGGTGGCCAGACGCTGACCGCGCCCGACATCACGCCCAACGGACCAACGAATCAAGATACGTTGATCCCGCCGCCCGACAACCTGGTGAAGCTGCAAGACCTGAGCGGATCCACGCGGCCGATTCTGACCGAAGACCCGGTGACCGGCAAAAAGTGGGTGGTGAAGGATTCCAGCCGCGGCGGTGGCGGTCCCGAGCACTTCCAAAGCGAGGCGCTGGCCGATGCCCTTTACAGGGCCGCCGGTGCCAACGTGCCAGCTTCCGCCGTGACCATGAAGGGGAAGGCCGCCATCAAGGTTGCGGAATACCTGGAAGGCGGGCAGACCCTCGGCCAGTGGCAGCAGGGGAAGAGCAAGGCGGAAATCGACGCCATGAACCGGAAGCTGCAAGACCACTTCGTGGCCGACGCGCTGCTGGCCAACTGGGACGTTGCCGGGCTTTCCAACGACAACATTCTGGTGCTGAAGGATGGCACGCCGGTGAGGATCGATAACGGCGGGGCGCTTTTCTTCCGGGCCCAAGGTGGTGCCAAGAAACTGCCGCCCGAGGTGGCCGAGCTGAAGACACTGCGGGACGCCAGCCTGAACCCGCAGACCGCGAAAATTTTCGCAGGCATCACCCAAGACCAGATCAACAGCCAGATTTCCGACCTGGTGGCACGCAAGGGCGCGATTCTGGACGCGGCGAAGAGCGACCCCAAGGTGCAAGCCGCGCTGAAGGCCCGCCTCGAGTGGCTGGAAAAGCAACTGCCAGCCGATGCCCGCAAGACACCGGCGAGCGACCTCGCGCCGGCCGCGCCCGGGCAGATTCCCGCCGACATCAGCAAGCGGCTGGACACCGGCAAGCGTGGGGCTGGCACCGCGCTGGTGGGAGACGGCGACGCCATCGAAGACCAGCAAATCGTCGTGTGGCGCGAAAAGAGCCCCACCGGGGAAATGCTGGTGAAGATGGAAGCCGACCTGACTATTGAAGGGAGCAACCGCATCATGAAGACGCTGGAAGCCGCGGGGATCGACACCGCGAGCAAAGGCGCTGCGGCGAGCCCCTACGCGGCACCGAAGCCCGCGGGCATGCACCCGGCTGATGATTTCTGGACGAAGATCGAGGCGGCAGCCAAGACGGTTTCCACGCACGCGGCCGACGGCAACTACAACGCCGCGACCATTGCCAACTTCGAAGCCGCCAAGGCCGAAATGCTGGCCATGGCCAACGACCCGGCCACCGCCGCGGATCCGCAGAAAGTGGCGATGCTGAAGCACTACGCCGACGCCGTGTCGAAGATCGACGCCGCCAAGGCCGCAGGCAAGGCGCTGGTGAAAGGCGAGCTTGCCAGCTACGCGGTGCCGCCAGGCTGGAAGCCACCGACGCCCAAGGCGAAGGCGGCCGACGGTGATCTGGACGGCTGGACCGTCACGCGGCTGGACCGCTTCGAATTCACGGTGAAGGAACTGAAAGGCGACGTCCTGACCGACACCGGAGTGGTGAACCGCGCCGCCGACCACGGGCGCATTTTCCGCATTTCGAAAGGCCCGGTGGAAGTCACGGTGCTGGCCTACCGCGAAGACGCGACCCAAAGCAGCGGCAACAAACGAAGCATGCAAGGCACCCTGCGGGTGAACATCAAGGGCACCGACGACCCGGCCGCAATCGAAGCCGGATTGCAGGCCTTGCACAAGCTGGGGATCGATGCCGCGCCCCCGAGCGACGCCCAAAAGGAACTGCTTTACCTCCACAAGGTGGTGGCGCTTCGCCGCGACAACACCGACACCACCTACAGCGGCATCCTGAAGAATTCCGCGCTTTCCGACGCCCAAAAGGTGGAAGCCGTCAAGGACTGGGCCGAAAAGAAATACGGGGTGACCCTGCCACGCGAAAAGAGCGGATGGGGCGACGCCTACAACCCCGAGGGCTACACGCCCGGGAACGGCACCGGATACCGGCAATGGATCCGGTGGGACGTGCCGCCGAAAGAACGCGACAGGATCCTGAAGGGCAAAGTGCTTTTCCACGCCAGCGGCGACGTCGAGCGCACGTTTCTTTCGTGGGTGGAAAACGGCGGCAACGCCACCACCACCATGGACCGGCTGCGCACTGGCGTGGGCCTGAGCGCCACCGGCGGCGCTTCCTCGGATGCCGACATCAACGCCGGTGGCGGCGAATTCCTTTACACGAACACCACCAGCAAGGTGAAGGCCGACAAGCTGACCGGGTTTCAGTTCAAAGGCCGGAACATTGCCCGGGTGGACTTGCGGAGCGACATCGGCGACAGTTACGGCCGATGGGAAGCCGCCAACAGCCGCCGCGGCGAGCTGGCCGACATCGCCGCGCAAAACGGCATTGGCATTTCGACCAACACCGGGCTGCTGAAGAACGGCATCAACCTTTTCGACGAATTGGAGGTGCTACGAACCGGGAGCGCCGCCAAGCGTGCCAGCATCATTTCGAAATTGAAGGCCATGGGCTTCACGAAGTGGCCCGACGGCCGAAGCCTGGAAGACGTGATCCAATGAAAGCGACCGACCCCGAAGCACTGAAGACGCTGGCCCGACTTGGCGCGGGCCATGCCGTGATCTACCTCCCCGACACCACCACGCCCGAGCCGCTGACCACGGCCGGGGAATTCCGTGGCCGCCCGTTCTACATGCTGGGGGACGTGGCACACTGGATCCCGCCCGAGCTTGACGCCCGCGTGGGGCCGCTGGCCGTGGCCTACTACGAGCGCGGCCGGCTGCGGTTCTACGTGACACCCGTCACGGAAGCGGGCGAGATCCGCACCGGCGCGGTGATTGACGCCATCGAAGACGCACGGGCCGCACTGGAAGCCGGGCAGGGGATGGCCGCCGCCGTCGAGGCGCTGGACCCCCTCGGCGAAATTTCCGAAAAATAGGTCTCGACAAGGTGCCGGATATGGCGCATAACGTGCGCCGATGACACCGACGATCACACCCACGCCAGCACCGGCGAAGCTGAAGGAATTCGGCTTTGAAACGGTGACCGCCGCCACGATTGAACCATACGCCGACAACGGCCAGAGCATGGGCTTTGCCCTGCTGGTTTCCGGCGACTTCAACGTGAAAGGATGCAGCACCGAAGCCAACCGCGTGCGGGTGGCCAGCAACCCCAGCCGCGCCACGGTCGAGGCCTACGCCAAGCGCCACGGCATCACCCTGAACCCCAACACCTGAACGCCATGTGGATCTTCAGCAAGCACGGTTTCTATTCGGTGACCCGCAGCCGCACGGTGAAGGGCTTCATGCAGGTGCGTGCCAGGTGCCGCGGTGACCTCGAAAACCTGAAGCGCGAATTCGCGCTGACCGGCCAGATCATTGAAACGCCCGAAGCGGATTACCGCTGGCGCATCATGTGCCGCCCGACCACGTGGGAAATGCTGGCCCTGAAGCTGGCGCAAGACGTGGACTACTGCAACTTCAAGGCCAGCGTGGGCGACGACCAGCACGACAAACCGCTGATGCGGATTTGGCAGGCCATGCACGAATTCCAGATGGCCGACATGCGGCGCGAAGCCGCCATGAAGCGCAAGCTGCCGCTTTTCGAAGGCGGCTTTGATGAACCCGAACCCCAACCCGCACACCGATGACAACCGTCCACAAGTTCAAGATCGCGCCCGCAGTGAAGATGCCCGAAGGCGCGGTGATTCTGAAAGTCGCCTACGATTTCGCCGAAGGCTGCGCTTGCATTTGGGCGCTGGTGGACACCACCGCCAAGATGGAAACCCGGCACTTCGCGATGGCCAAGACCGGCGAGGAAATGGCCCCGCAGATTGCCGACTGCCCGCACCTCGAAACGCTGGTGGCGGCCATTCCAGACGGCAAGGGCGGCGTGCGCACGATTGTCACCCACGTGTGGGAGGTGCCGCGCTACCTTGCCAAGAAAAAGGCGTGAACGATTTCCCGGGCCATGGGACGGCCCGGAGAAAGCCCGTAAGGGGGCACAGCACCGGCCCGTGGCAACCCCACGGGCCGGAATGTTTTCCGGCGCATAGTGCCGAAAATGGCTTGCCGCAGCCCGGCCGGATCGGGTAAGCACCTCGCACCATGCTGAAGTTCATTTACACCAACCGCGACGAAATCCCCGATGCACTTGCCGAGCATTACACCGAAAGCAACGGCAAGTGGGTGCTGAACTGCGAAGGGGCCGTGCCCAACGCCCGGCTGGAAGAGTTTCGCACCAACAACATCGAGCTGAAGAAAAAGCTGGAAGCCTTCGACGGGATCGACCCCACCAAAGCCAAGGAACTGATGGCCAAGGCCGACGAAATCGAATCCGCCAAGGTGAAGGGCGACGACGCCGTGAAAGAGCTGGTCGAAAAGCGGGTGGCCAAGATGAAGGAAGAGCACGACCGCGAGCTGGCGACCATGCGCACGAAGCTGGAAACCACCGAACAGCAACTGGCCGTGCGCACGATTGACGCGGCGCTGATCGAGGCGGGCGCGGAATTCGGCCTGCGGCAGACCGCCCACGACGACGCCGTGGCCCGTGGCCGTGCGGTGTTCAAGCTGGAAGACGGCAAGCCCGTTGCCTACAAGGGCGAGGAAAAACTTTACGGCAAGGACGGCAGCCCGATGACCCCGCGGGAATACATCGAAAGCCTGACCAAAGCCGCGCCGCACCTTTTCGAGCCGAGCGAAGGCTCCGGTGCCGGTGGATCCGGTGCCGGTGGTGGCGGTGGCCGCATGCCCGAGGGCGGCAACCCATGGATGAAGGAAACCTTCAACCTGACCCGCCAGGCCCAAGTCATGAAGGCCGACCCCGCAGCCGCCAAACGGCTGGCCGCCAAGGCCGGGGTGCCGCTGAAGATTTGATTTCAACCGGAGGGCTCCGGTAGGGCTTGGGGCTCATAACCTACAAGCAGGCGGTTCAAATCCACCCCCTCCCACCAAGCTACCCCATAAATGAAGAGCCCGAGGCGGTGCACAGCCTCGGGTGTGAGTTGCAAACCAGCCCCGCCCGGCACTGATGACCGGGCGGGGCTTTCCCTTTCGATGCGAAAATTTTCGCATGGCGGAATTGACGCGGCCGGCCGTGGCCTGCTATGAGTGCCCCCGAAGTCAATCAAGGTGTGCCAGGGGTGCACCGCAAGCGGCCCGGGGGGCAGCAGAGCGACACCAACCAACCAACCAACCATTCATCCAATTATGGCCGAAACCAAAGTTTCTGACGTTGTGGTGCCGGAGCTTTTCCTGCCCTACATGATTCAACGCACCGCTGAACTTTCCGAGTTCATTTCCAGCGGTATTGTGGAAAGCAGCCCCCAGTTTGACGACATCGCTACCGAAGCGGGCGGCAAATTCGCGGACATGCCTTTCTGGAATGACCTCGACGGCGACGACGAGACCGTGGAAGACGACACCGACGCCACCGTCGGCAAGATCACCGCTTCCAAGGACGTGGCCCGCATGCACGTGCGCCAAAAGGCGTTCGGTGCGCACGACTTGGCCAAGATCCTTTCCGGTGACGACCCGATGGCCGCCATTGCCGAGCTTCTGGCCAGCTACCGCGCCCGCCGGATCCAAGCCCACGTGATTGCCACCCTGAACGGCATTTTTGGTGCCGCTTCGATGGCCACCAACGTGCTGGACATCCACAAGGCCAGCGGCACGCCCGATTCGAGCAACTACCTCAACGGGTTGAGCTTCATCAACGCCACCCAGTTGATGGGTGACAGCAAGGCGAAGCTGACCGCGGTCCTGATGCACAGCGCCGTGGAAAGCCACCTGCGCAAGCTGGACCTGATCGACTACATCCCCGATTCCGAGGGCAAGGAAATGCTTGCCGTGTTCCAAGGCAAGCGGGTGATTGTTGATGACGGGTGCCCCGTTGAAACCATCGACGGCAAGCCGGTTTACAGCACCTTCCTCTTCGGCAGCGGGGCGATTGCCTACGGCTTGAGCCGCAAGAACGAAGTGCCCGAAGGCGCTGCCCCAGGCAGCACTTGGCAGCTTGAATTCGGCCGCAATTCGCTGGGTTCTTCCAGCCACCTGATCAACCGTTGGCGGATCATCATGCACCCGCGTGGCATTCGCTGGATGGAATCCAGCGTGGCCAAGAACAACCCCACGAACGCCGAAATCGCGACGGCCGCCAACTGGCAGCGCGTGTTCGAGCAAAAGAACGTGCGGATCGTGAAGGTGCGCCACAACGTGCTTGCCTGAGCCTGAACCCCTACCGGGGGCGGTGCCATACCGGTGCCGCCCCCTTTTTTCTGAAACCAACCAACCAACCATTTCCGAACCATGAAATCACTTGCCATTTTTGCCGCCCTTGTGGCCGCCGGGGCGACCCACGGCCAAAACATCCTGACCTTCGCCGCGAACGTGGCCGACGGTGAAACCTTCACCATTGGCACCGACGTTTTCGAGTTCACCACCGACAACACGCCGACCGCGGGCCGCCGCGCCGTCGACGTTTCCGGGGGCCTGACCAATTCCACGGTGCCCACCGCAGCCGCCGCCGCCATCAACAACGGGACCGCCTACAGCGCCGTCGTGGTTGGCACCAACGTCGTGGTTTTCCACGACACCCCGGGCATTTCCGTGGCGTGTTCCGAAACCATGGCCGGATCCGGCAACGCATGGGCCGCCGCTGCGCTTTACGGCCACACCAAGGCCACCGAAAGCCCCGCGGTGCCCGTCCAGCAATCGCGTGCCGTTGTGGCCGCCGAAGTGACCGCCGGGCTTTTCGCCATGGTGTTCAACGGCGCGGTGCAATCGGCTGCCGTGCAAGTGCGAACCGCCGCCGGTGCCGTGAAGGCCTTCGACGGGGTGACCCGCATCAACGGCCGCGTGGTTTCCATTGACCTGAGCGGCAGCACCGACTTGGCCGCCACCGACGTGGTGACCATCACGGCAAAACTTGCCATTGTGGCCTGAACTTGATTCCATCGCGGCGATGCAACCACTACCACAGCACCGCACTGAAGCAGGGATCCCATACGACGGCAGATTTCCCACGAAGAAACGCCGCCGTGCCCCGCTTGTGGACCTCGCCGCGATGGACGCCAAGGCCGCCGAAGAGAACGCCGCACGCGAAGCCGAAGAGGCCAAGCAACGCGCCGCAGAGCAGGCCGCCGAAGAGAAGCGCCTCGAGGAAGCCCGCCGCCAAGCCGACGAATACATCAACGGGAAGCCGAAACCCGAGTCCGAGCCCAAGGCCGAGCCGGTGAACGAAGCCCCGGCCGAAGGCCAAGACATTGCCGCCGCGCTGGCCGCTGGTGCCGCTGCCGAAGCCGCAGTGGCCGCCGCCGCAGCGCCCGCCGACAATGCGCCGGCCGCGACCACCAAGCCAGCCAGAGCCACCAAGCAGGCGAAAAACGCCAACGGCTGATGCACCAGATTTTCCCCAAGCTGGTCGACAACACCGATCAGGACGG